CGTCGAATCCGGCCCGGCCTCGGCCAAGCCCGCCCACGAAAGCGCCGGCGCCGGGACCAAACAGGCGGACGAAGCGGACCAGCATGGCGCGACCGCGCTTGGCCGGCAGCTGCGTGATGCGGTAGGTAGTGACGCCGATGCGGCGCTCCTTGGCTTCGATGGCCATCTGCCATCACCGCCCGCCGATGAAGCTCGAGAGCGCCGCGTCTGCGAGCTGCAGCTTCCACTCGATGGTCTGGATGGTCTTGCCCAGCGTCACGCTCGGGTAGGCCATCACCCAGGCGCGCTCGCTTGCCACGAGCATGCGGCCATTCACATCGCGGGCGGAGAACATGCCCGCGCCGGCGCCATTCGGCGCCGCGATGTCAGCCTTCAGCAGCGCCGTCAGGCGATCATTCGCCGGCGCCGTATGGGCATAGGTCAGCGTCACCGTCGCGAGCCCATTGTTGGTCGCGGCCCGGCTCACCTCGCCATCCGCGCCCACGTAGGAGGTGAATTGATCCTCCTCCCACTCGAGCTGCATCACCTCGTCCTCGCCATAGCCGCCATCGCTCAGCGGGACGGCATTCAGCGAGATGGCGAGGTCCTTGATGTTCCAAGCGCGCATTGCCATAGGGTCACTCCGCCGCCGCCACCAGGACGGTTCCGTTGATCAGCACCTTGTTCACCGCGCCCTGCAAAACGTACTGAAAGCGCACGTCGCGCAGGAGGCGGGCGATCTTGTCGTTCGGATCGACGCTGGCGACGGTGGGAACCGAGGTCGACCAGGGCTGAGCCGGATCGATCAGCTTCGCCGTGATGCCAGCCAGGATCTGCGCGTCGACCTGCCCGCGGATCAGCTGAATGCCCGCATCGGTATAGGGCACCGTGTCGTTGTTGGCGAAGAGCAGCACCACGCGCTCCTCGAGGCGCGCATCGAACCAATCGATGCCATGCGTGATATCGGCGAAGCGCCCGCCCGAGGCCCGCCCGTCGAGCGTGAAGCCGATGCCCTTCACCGCAACATAATAGTTGCAGTTCTTGCCCTTCAGATTGCCGCGCGCCGTGTCGTCGAGCTCCGAGACATCGACCAGGGCGAGCGACTTGTTCGCCCAATTCGCGCTTCCGGGCGCTTTGGGAAGCATCTTTCCCGCCCAGGCCGCGCCCGGGAATTGCTCCGAGGCGCGATGATGCCAGATCGGAATCGTGCGCTGCAGCGAGGAGGCCTTCAGCTGCGAGAGCACGTCCGTGTCGGTCGCCTGCAGGCAGCCCGCGTCCATCGTCGCCGGGAAGAAAAGCATCGCCTGCGTCTCGGCCCAGGCGGCAGCGGCGAGGATCTCCTGCGCTCCCACGGAATCGATCAGCAGGCCATACCAGGCCTGATCAGCGGCCCAGATGGCGTTCAGATCATCCTCGATTCCGGGATCGGTCGTCGTCTCGCTGTAGGCAATGTTGCCCGAGCTGCAGCTGAAGCTGTGCCGCGCTCCATCCGTATCGCCGGCGATGGTGACCTTCGTGGCGGTCGCCGTTGCCGTCACATCCGCAAGCGCGGGCGCGCCGGTGATGGCTGCAGCGATGGCAGTGCAGGCAGCCGCGAGCGTCCCAGCAGCCGCCAGCGTGCAGGAAAGCGCCACGCCATCGACCGCGAATTTGTAGGTGGTGCCAGCCGCATCCACCCTCGGCGTCAGCTCGAATGCCTGCTCGGCCAGCGAGTCGCGCTTCCCCACCTTGAATTGCGCGGGCGAGGGCTTCTGAGCCTTGATGCGCGCCGCATTGAGATAGATCGGATGGCTCGTGGGGACATTGAGCGGCGCGGTGACCAGCTCGATCAGCTCGCTGAAGGTCCGGACGCGCTCCGGCCAGAAATTGTGCGCGGCTGCGATGAGCGGCGTGCCGAAGCCCTGCTGGGATACGGCCGCGTCGCGGATGTCGATCGTGGTCTCGATAACTTCGCTTACAGTGCTCACGGGCGCCTCCTAGAGCGGCGGGATGATCTCGGGCTCGCTGACAATCGGCTCGGTGACGTTGAGGGCGACGCCTCCAATCTCGGCGTGTTCGATGATGTCGAGGCCCTCCGCCGCCGCCGGCAGCTGCGCGCTGGTCACATAGCCGAGCTGCAGCGTCAGCACGGCCTCGGATTCATCGCGATGGTCGCGCGGCCTATCGGCATTCGGAATCACGCGCCCGAGGTCGAGGATGGCGAGCCCGAGCGCGCCGAAATAATCGACCGAATAGGGCAGCTCGAGCAGCACCGCGAGGGCATCCAGCGGAACGTAGGCCTTGCCGTTGGCGCTCTGATCGCGCGTCGTGCAGGTGATCGACCAGCTGCAGGCGCGCTGCGCGACGGCAATCGGGTAGAGCTTCCCATCGGGCCCGGGCTCCGGGTAGATGATGTCGGCCGAAGTCCCATCGCGGGCGCGATGGTCAAACAGCCGCAGATCGAATTGCGGGAAGAGGCGCCGCTCGACGGGCGCGCTATCCCAGGCGACGAGATGCTCGGCCACGCCGGTCATCGCGACCACCCAGGCCTTCAGGCCATCCTCGGCAGCTTGCCAATCCATCAGCCCGTCTCCCGGACCGCGCCGCGCTGCGCGCCGATTTCCACCACATAGGTGATGCTGTTGCGCAGCTGCCCCGTGTCGATGAGCGGCTTCGATGAGCCCTTCGCCGCAATCGTCCAGCGGCTGTTAGGCGGTGCGATGCCATTGGCGATGCGCTGCTTGATCAGGCCGACCGTATACTGGCCGAGGAGCTCCATCGCGCCGTCGAGCCCGAACTTCCCGAGCAAGAAGCCCTGGGTGAGCAGCACCTGCCGGCGCGCGAGAGCATCCCGGTACTGGTCGATGGTCGCCCGCAGGAAGGAGCGCTCCGGAATCGTGATCGTGCGATTCATCCGCGGCTGATGGATGACCTTGCCGAACTCGTGGATGGTCGCCAGCTGCGCGACCGTCAGATGCGTCCCCTGATGGTTGGCTGCGCCCTGGGCGCCCTGCACGCCCACCTTCACCACGGCGGCGCCGCCATGCAGCGAGCGCATGCGCTCCTTGATGGCTTCCCAGCCGTGGTCGATGATCTTGATGCCGATGGTAGGCGGCATCTCACACCACCATCTGGGCTTGGATGAGGCTCTGCTTGATGGCCAGGTACTGCCGCTCATAGGTCGTCGTCGCGCCGCCGGGCTCCTGCGATGCGATCAAGCGCGCGGGCTCGCCATGCGGCGCGAGCGCGATGAGATGGCAGGCGAGGTACTTCACCGCATCATCGGCGAGCGCGCCATAGGCCGAGCCGACCAGCCGCTGCGCATCGGCGATGCGATAGCCGATGAGTCCCGAGTCCGTATGGGCGAACTCGGGAAACTCGGCCTTGATCTGGTCGGCAGTCACCATTCAAGCGGCATCTTCCTCGGGCGGCGGCGGCGGCGGCGCCGCTGGGAGCTGCGGCACCTCGACGAGCGTCAGCAGCCCGCTCGCAATCCAGTTCTTGTAGGCCGCCTGCGCGGCGATCTGCTGCTGCAGGCGGACGAATTGCTCCTCGGTCAGCAGATAGGTCACCTGCGGATTCTCGGCCGTCGCCGCGATCATGAATTCGCCCTTCCGGATGCCGAGGTAGAGCGGCACCAGGCCGGTGTTCTGCAGCTGAAGCAGGCGCTCGCCCTGAAGCGGCGCATAGGCTTCGCCCTCGGCGAAATTTCTGAGCAAGGGCATGGCGGGCCTTCAGTCGTCCCTGCTGCGCTTGCCGCGCCGCACGTGCTCTGGGATTTCGGGCGGCGGCTCGGGCGGCGGCGGCGCATCGGGCGTGAAGACGTCTTGTGGTGGCTCGGCGGCCCCATCCTTGACCAGCGGCTGACCGAACTTGCCCTCGAGCCCGGCCTCGGGCGGCGGCGGCTCCTCCTCCACCTCGGTGATGGTGAGCTGCCCGTCGTTGATCCAGGCCTGCACCGCAGGCGTCGCGATGTTCGCCTGCAGCGCAGGCTTTTGGGAGTCTTCAATCTCGAGCGTGATGCCGCCTTCCGACGGCGGTATGGCAAGCGTTTGGCCATCACCGACGCTGAGATGCAGAATGCGCGCGCTCTTGTTTTCGAATTTGTAGAAGCACATGGCGATTGCCGTCCCCTTTTCAGATGCCAGACATGTACACGCCGCCCAGCGGGTACTCCCAGGCGACTCCGCCGATGCGACCGACCGAGTTGATTTCGAGCGACAGGTTTTTGGCCTGCGGCGGCAGCTCCGATTGCTCCTGCGGAATCTCGATATGCACCACGCTCGGGTCGCGCTTGTACATGCAGGCGCGCGCCGTGCCGCCCGCGCCGGCCGTGTCAGCGAACCACCAGAATTCGATGTTGGTGATGGAGCGCGACTTGCCCAGAAAGGTCGACAGAATCGTGACCATCGGGTCGGAGGGCGCCGCCGAGTAGATCGACTTTTGGCTGATGTAACTCAGCTTGGCGAGCGGCAAGATCAGCGTGTCGGGCTCTAGCACGCCCTTCGTGTTGCTGATGATCGCGTTTTCCATCGCGAGCATATCGCCCACGATTTCAAGCGGCGTTTTATCCGGACCGCCCCAGACCGGGCTCGATCCAGTCGCCGGCGCCGAGGCCGCAATCACCGGCACGTTCGCGTTGTTCAGAAGGCCCGTCGCGCCCGTTTCGGGGATGCCGATGGCAGCGATCGTTTCGATGCGCGCTTCGAAGCCATCGCGCACCGCCGTGGCCAAGCGCGTGCGCAGCGGTACGCCAGCGCGCGCCGTGCGCTGCATATCGAGCCAAGACCAGCCATAGCCGAGCGCGATGGTTTCGACGGCCTGCACGAAGCGCTTGGCGAATGCCGCGACCTTCGGGATGTCATCGGCGTAATTCGCGACCACCTTGGCCATGCCCGCGCGATCCCATTGCGCATAGGCCCAGGTCTCGGCGCCCGGATCGACCTCCGAGGTGACCGGCACGAGCATCCGCGCCTTGAAGGCCGGCCGCTGGATGTCGGCCGTGCGCGCGCGGAAATACTCGAGCTGATTCACGAGCACCATCGTCTCGTTGGCGTCGAGCCGATGCTCGCCGAACACATCGGCGCGATGCATGACGAGCGCGCCATGCAGGCGAGCGAGTTCGGCGGCATCGAAGCGCCCGAGCTTCGCAATCTCGCCCGCGAGCTGGGCTCGCTGGTACGGTTCCATCGTCGGCGGCAGAGTGATGTACATGGGGTTTTGTCTCCGGCCTGGTCTTAGAACAGCGAGATTTCAACGAGCACCAGCGCGCCCGCAGCGGCATCGGTGATGAATAGCGCCCATGGGCATTGAGCCGCCGTGGCTGTGTCGGCATCCGCTCGAAACGATCCGAGTTCGGTCCCGCCCGCGCCCGATGCATAGCGCACGAAGGGCACCGTCCAGCGCGTCACCGCCGACTCGGCCGTGACCCAGATCCGCCCGCGCCGCATCACCGGCGTGGGCCGCAGCGTCGGCCAGTCGCTGCCGCCCTCGCGCGATTGGTCGAATGGAACGATACCCATCGCGCCGGGCTTGGAGACCTCGGCTGCGGTGGAAGGCAGCTTCGCGGCGTTGCGGGCCTTGCCCACCGTGACATCGGCCGTGAGCAGTTTGCCGGTCTTCACCGCGCTCTGCGGGATCACGCTATCGATGTAGCGCGTGAAGTCCTCGGTCATGAGCCCGAGCACCGCCTCGGCCTGCATATTGGTGTATGAGGTTTGCATTGCTGGGTTTTCCCTTCGGCCTATTGCGCCTTCTTGCGCGTGTAGGAGAGCGGCTTTTGCCAATCGGGCACGAATGGCTCGCGCGCATCGCGGCGCGGAGCAGGCTTCGCCGGCGCCGTGATGCGCCGTGCCTCCTCGAGGTTGCTCGAGGGCTGAGCGCCGCCGCCGTCCTTGCGCTCATCCATCGCCTGGTCGAAGCGCGCACCGATGTATTCATCGCTGCGGCCCTTCGGCTCGAACGAGGAATCGATCTGCACCAGGACGGCCTCCTGGATCTGCCGCGCGCTCTGGCCATCGAACTTGTGCTCCTCGGGCAGCACGCGCTTGGCGGCATTGATCAAAGCAGTGCGCGCCGCCACGCGCTCGTCGAGCCGCTTCGGATCTTCGGCCAGCGCGAGCGCATCCTTGGCCTTCTTGAGATCAGCCTCGAGCTGATCAGCGCGGCCTTGCAGCTTGTCGCGCTCAGCCGTCACCTCCTCGAGCGCATCATCGCGCGTGCCGATCGCCTTCTCGAGGATCTGCGCGCCCTGCTTGTCCGAGACGCTCACGTCGAGCCCGTCGACGCGCATCATGACTGGTTCCATCTGCTTTCCTCCATCGCCGGGCGGCGCGGCAATCGCGACGCTCACTGCATCTGCTTTGTCGAGCCGGAAAATATCGAGCTCATCGGCGCTCGGCTCCTTGGAGTCGATGCGCAGAGCGACATCGCGGCCTGCGCGGCCCCAGTTCTTCGGGCCGATCGCGACGTGATTGTACTGGATGTCGCGCTGCACCTGATCATAGCGCTCGCCCTCATAGACGCCGGGCGTCGCATCGATCCGGCACTGATAGCCGCAGGAAAGCTCGCGGCGCTTGCCCGCCTGCACCGCAGCGATGGCGCTCTCCTCCTGCACCGTCACATGCCCGGCGACCATGCTGCCATCGGCGCGGACCTGCTCGCTCACGTGCCCGATCTGCAGCTCGCGGACGTTCTTCGGCGAGACCATCTGCGTGGGATGCAAGTCGGTCACCGGCGCAGCCGAGAGCGTCGCGAGCGAATCGGCCTTGAAGACTTCCTCGCGCGGGCGCAGCTCGCGCACCACGCTGCCATCCGGGCGCCGATACTCGAGCACGCCGCAGCGCGTCAGATAGGCTGGGATGCGGAGAAAACCCTGCGGCGTCCGCTCAGCCGAGCCGAGTGCAGCGACATCGAAGCGGTGGACGAGCACTGCCGCTGTTATGCGAGCGGATTCGCTCTGTCAACGGGTGGGCTTTTTCCGCCGCTTCGGCGTCGCATTCCGGGCGGGCCGTCTCCTGGTAGGTGCAGCCAGCCGCTTCGCCCTCGCCTGCGCCGTCCGGGTCGTCCGAACCCAGTCGCGGGCAGCCTCCACCGCGGTCAGCTCGGCCGCGCGCGCGGCCTCGCGCTGAGCGGCAGCATATTCGGCGGCTTGCCGCGCTTCGATGGCGGCTGCCTGCTCGGCGCTGGGCAGGGCGCGCCGCAGCAGGGCGGCCGGGTCCACGGGCGGCTCGGCCTTTTGCCTGACGGGCGGAGGCGGGATAGGCGGAGGCGTCGGTGGCTTCGGCGGCGGCGGCGGGCGGATGCGCCCGGGCAAGATCGCCGGCGGCGTCCGCAGCGGCGGCTGCGCGCCCTGCCGCGGATGGCGCGTCTCGACATCCTCGAGGTCGATGAGGCCCGCATCCGCGAGCAGGTCATCGATGATGGGAATCGCCGAGCAGCGACATCGCACGGGCTGGCCTGGATGCCCGCGCTCGCCCGTGCGCTCATCCACCACCGGAGGCTTCGCCCATTCCTGGATCGAGCCCTCGAGCCGGCGGTGCTGCTTGCGCACGCGCTCGTCGAGCGAGGTCGACCAGCGGTAGCGCCGCACGCCAAGGTTCTGCTGCCGCAGCTGGTTGATCTCGCCGTTGAGCTTGCCAATTTGATCGCTCGCGATGAGCGCCGCGCGATTCTTCGCCACGCCGAACTGGCGCTCGATCTGCGCTGCGACCTCTTCGTGGTGCAGGCCCGCTCGAGCGCCGCGCGTCACGACGCCTTTCAGATCTGCGAGATGCCCGGCGGTGAGCGACTTGATCAGCTTCACGTTGTCGCTGACGAATAGGTCGAGGTGCTGCTCGAGGCCGGCGTTGCTGGCGTAGAGATTGACCTTGATGACCTTCTGCACCTGCTGCTGAAACTGGTCTGCGCTCCATTCGCTCACGCGCAGAGCGGTCGATTGCGCCGCCGCTTCGATGGTCTTCTCGGGCAAGCCCTTCTGCGCTGCAGCCATCGCTGCGAGGAAGGCCTTGTCGATGTCTTCGGCCGAGTCGATGCGGCGCGTGGGGCCGGTCTCGTCGAGCAGCCCGGGCAGCGCCGGCAGGATGTCGCGCCGCACGATGTACTGGATGATCTCGAGGAAGTAGCGCAGCCGCTGGTAGTAGACGATTTCCTCGCGATGCGGATAGCGTGGCCTCGGCCAGGCGGGCGGCGGCCGGCGGCGCTCGCGCGCATCGCGCGTCGCAGCCTTCAGCCGCAGCGCAGCGGCGATGCCCGATGTCATGGGTAGATCCTCGCAGGCTCGCCCTCGCCGAACAGCCTCGCCGCAGCCAGGCAGGCCTCGAGCGAGCCGCTGGCCAGCACGCGATCCTCCAGCACGCGCAGATAGCGCCGACTCACCCTCGGACCGCGCTCATCCCAGAGCAGGTGCCAGAGATCAATCATGCGCGGCGCTCCAGCTGCACGCTGCGGCGCAGCAGCTCGGGCTCAATCTCCGCCAGCATGGTCGCGCAGCCGCGCGCCATCGCGAGCTGGTGCCGAGTCAGCGGCAGGCGCGGGCGCTCGAGGATGATGCAGCGCTCGCAGGGCGGGCAGCTGCAAGCGGCGAGGGCTTTCCGGAGCGCGCGGACGGCGGCGACGCCCTCGAGGATGAGATGGGCCGTAGAGTGGAGCGCCCGCGCAGCCTCGGCGCTTGCAGCCGACCAGCCGAGCGGCGCCAGATCGTCCGTGTGTAGGATAGGCCAGCCCAGTGTGTGCCGGAGCTCTTCCGCCAGCGTGGTTTTGCCCGCCCGAGGCGCTCCGATGATGGCGATGCGCACCAGCTAGTCGCTATCGTGGGGAAAGTCTGGAAGTCAAGCGCCACCTGCGGCCCCATTGACCTGCTAGAATGGAAGCCATGACCGAAGCCGAAATCGCCCGCGCGCGCGCCATCATGGAGCGCGATCCTTTCCCAGCCACCTGGGCGGCGCAGCTGGAGCGCGCCCGAGAAATCGTGCGCGAGCTGGGCGACCTGCCCGAGCCCGTCGCCTTCGATATGGTGATGCGCGGCTCGGAGCAGCCCGGCGAGGTCAATCTGCTCGCCGATATCATCGCGCTGCGCCCGGCCGATGCGCCGCCCTGGCCTCGCACCGAGCGGGTTTAGGGCTCTTTCACTTTGGCGAGCTGCTGGCGCAGCTTGGCGGAATCCAGGCTGGGCGCGTGCTTCACGATATGCTCGTGGAGCGTATCCATCAGGCTTTCGCTCTCCTTCGTGCGCTTGTAATCCTTGGAGGCCTTCACCACGATGGCGAAGCGCTCCTCGCGGCCCATCCTGGCCTTCGGATTGCTCGCTGACCAAACGGCATCAAGCACGCCCTCGATCTGATGCTCATAAGCGCCGCTCTGATGCGGCGCCATCTTGCTCCCATGTACGATATCGCGCGCGAGGACCTCGGTGGTGACCTCCTCGGCCGTGCGGCCTTCGCCCTTGTAGAGGCTCTCGCCATAGCGACCGCGATTATGCATCGGGCCGAAGCTGTGCAGCTCCTCGTGCACCAGGATGAGTGAGGCTCGCTGATGCAGGCGGGCCTCGTTGGCCGCCACCTGCGTGCCGTGAATCTGGTCCTGCAAGCGGCTCGATTCCTTTTGGAGCCGCGCTGATTCTTCCTTGCTGATACCGGGCTGGCGCATCGCAGCGCTCACTTTGTTGCGCTGGGCGACGAGCCCTCGCTCTGCGTCCTCGGCCTCTGCGACAGTCTTTTTCGGCGGTGAGCGCAGCCTCTGGGCTTGCGCCGAATCGAGCACGATTCGGCCCTTGTCATTGTAGCCGCCCCAGCCCTGCTTCTGACTGTTGAGATCCTGATCCGAAATCCCGTAGTGCTTCGCCGGCCGCTGTGTGACGCCGAGATAGCCCTTCACCATGCCTGTCGTCGCCGCCATGCCCGCCAGCAGCGAGCCCTCGTTGGCAGCCATGGCGGAGGCGATCGTCGCGCTCGCATCGGGCGTGCCGCTGGCCTTCGCCTCGGCCTCGACCTCCTTCTTGGCCTTCGCCTCGGCCGCTCGCTTCTCGTTCGCCTCGGCCAATTTCTTGACCTTGTTCGCCTCGCGCGTCGCTTTGGCCTTCGCCGCCTTCGCTGCCTTCTTGCCCGCAGCATCGGCGGCCTTCTTGGCCTCGGCCTCGCCCTTCGCCTTGATCGCGCCGCGCATAGCGCCGAGCGATTTCCCGAGGGCCTCATCGACGGCGCCCTTCGCCGCTCGCTTCTCGGCCGTCTCGCTCGCGCGCTGGGCCTTCGCCGCCTTCAGCTGCAGCTTGATGTCGCGCTCGTAGGCGAGCGCCGCCTTCTGGATCGGCATCCCGTAGCGCTGGACGAGCTTCTGCTGCAGCGCCACGACGGCGGCGTTCTTGCCGCTCGCGAGGCTGCCGCGGATGGCTGCGAGCGCCTCGGCCTTGCCGCCGCTGGCTCCGCCGCCTGATGTCCATTGACCGCCTCGAGGCGAGCCCGCCGGTACGCGCGCCTGGGCATCCTGCCGCCCGCTATCGCCGCGCGCTTTTGGGCCGGTGCCTTCGCTGTCGCCCTCCGCATCAGGCCCAGCATCAGGCGGCAGCTCGGGCGGCGGCGGCGTATTCACCTCGCGCGGCCTCGCGCCCTCGGCCTGATCAGCCTCGGCCAGCTTGGTGCGCGCCTCGACATCGATGCTCGGGAAATCGGGCGCGAGCGCGAGCCCTGCTTCGGCGTCCGTCATCACGTTCCCGGTCACCAGCGCGACGTAGGTGTCGGCGATCACCTTCTTGGTCTCGGCCACCTCCTTGTCCGTGGGCTGCCATAGCGGGTTGAATTCGATGCACCATTGTTCGGGCAGCGTGCCGCGCGTGGGCGAATCCTTCGCCAAAAACATCAGCGTGAGCAGCCGCTCGAGGCGCGGCTTTAGCTCATCGCTCTGGGCCTCCACCACGGTGTCGTACCAGCCGCGGATGTCGCTCTCGCCCGTCGCATTCATGCCCGCCGGCGAGCGGCCGTAGAGCAGCGTCACGGGCATGCCGTCCGAGGCCGCTGACATCCGCATCATGAGCTTGTCGAGCACCTCGGGCAGGCCGGCGAAGCTGGTCGAGACGCGCTCGAAGGATTCCTTCTCGGCATCGACCAGGATGGAGCGGCAGACGCTGCGGGCGAGGTCCATCAGCTGGATGCGCGAGCGCAGCGTCTCCTGCCCGCCCGCCGCCACCAGGTCCACGAGATTGGCGATCTTCAAGACGCCCTGGCTGGCGTCGGTCATCAGATGCGCCACCGATTGCCATGCCGTCGCCGTCTGCTGCAGCGCCGCATAGGCGGCCTGCAGCACGGAGTCATCGAAGCCCGTGGGCGATTCGATGGCCATCTGCGCCGTGAGAGCGCCATCGAATAGAATCAGCCGAGACTCATGCACCAGGAGGCCTTGCTGGGGCGCGAGGAAGCCGCTGCCCTGGCTGATGGAGTAGATCTCCGGCTCGCCGTATTTCGGCTCTCGCAAGTCGGCGTAGCGCGAGTGAATCGAGAGCTGCGGGCGCTTCAGCACGTTCAGGAATTTGATCGTGCGGATCGCCGCCTCATTGAGCGGCTGATCGACGAGCTGGCCATCATCGGCGCCCACGAAGACGCCCGAGCCTCCGCCGTAGAGCCGCGCCCAGATCCAGCCATCGCGCAGCTTCGGCATCGCCTCGAGCTTCGAAAACGCCACCTGCATCTCGCGGTCGACATCCGCGGGCGCCTCTTCCTCCTCATCGCCCTCGAGCTCCAGGTAGAAGCCTCGCCGCGTGGCCTCGCGCGGCAGCTTCGAAACGATGCGCCTGGCCACGTCATCATCATTGAAAAGCGCCTCGAGCTGCGGGTCCTGCAGCTTGGCGCCGGCCATCACCTGCGCGTGCATCAGCTTGTCGCGCAGCGTCCCCAGCCCGGTCATCGCATTGACCCAGGAATCGGCGCGCGCGACCAGCTCTCGGACAATGCTCATCTAGAGCACCCACGCAAGGAGCCCGGTCGCCGCAGCGCCGAGCAGCAGCCCGGCGATGAGCCCGAACCAAAACAGCGGCGTAAAATCCATGCTGCCCATCAGCCCAGCGCCGTCAGCTCCAGCGAGACGTTCGCCATTGCCTTCTGGTATGCGAGCACGCCGGCTTTCGCAAGCCCGCCGAATGCGCGCGAGCAGGCATCCACGATGTCCTTGTGCCGGCCATCCGGAAAGGCCTCCATCTCGGTGAAAAACTCATCGTTCCATGGGCCTGCGAGCACATCGACGTTGCCCGCCTCCGCCTGCGTGCTGAATGGACCGGCGTAGACGATCTTGTCCTCGCGGGCGACCTCGCTCTCGACGTGGAAGCCCATCAGGAAGCCCTTCGTCAGCTGGACATCGACTTTGCCTGCCTGGGCCGGATCTTGCCAAAGCAGCACCTTCGTGCGCTGCGTGTCCTGGTGCGCGATGTTCCGCATGGTCTCGAGGACCTTCTGCGGCGAGCCGCGCAGCGATTCGAGATGAGCAACCACGATGCGCCCGGAGCGCGTCATTCCCATTTTCACCCCGCGGGTCCAGGCCGGATCGGGGTTCTCCGCCGTGGGCTGCGTGGCTGCTTTGTCCCAGGCCCGCACCCATTGCACCACATCGCTGGGCAGCGCCTCGATCACCCGAAACCAGCCGCGCCGAAAATACAGGCCCGCCGCAGGCTTGATCCGCCAGTTGCCGCCCTGGCCTTTCCCCAGCAGGCGCTCGCGCTCGACGAGCGGCAGCGCCATCAGCCTCGCGCGATAGCCCGGATCGAGCTTCAGCAAGATCTTGTTGTCGGCCAGCTTGCCGAGGATGAAGGTAAAGCTGGTCGGCGGGTCGAGCTGCTCGGGATAGCGCGCGCGCAGCTCCTCCACGGTGTCGGCCCACTGCAGCGTCTCATTGTCGCGATAGAAATAGCGGATGATGCCCGAGCGCTCAGGCCGCGCGTATTCGCCTCGGTCGTCGAGCCACCAGGCGATCATTTTCTTGACCCAGCTATCCGGATCAGGGTTCATCGTGCCGCGGATGTACGACCGCACGCCGCTGGTGGAGCGGCAGCGGCTGAACAGGTACCAAAACTGCCCTTCGGTGAAGTGCGTCAGCTCATCGAAGCCAATGAAGCTGTAGCCCTTGCCCTGATGCGCGAGCTTGCTCGTCTCGTACTGCAGATGCCCCAGCTGCACCGAGGCGCCGCTCGGGAATACGGCCTTGAACACCGGCGACTCGGTGAGTCGGGCTCCGAGCGACGGGTACCAGTCGCGCATCAGCTCCCAAAGCGAACCGGGGCCTTCGAGCTGCGGCGAGGTGCGGCGGAACATGATGCCGCCGGCCCGAGGCACGTCATGGCATCGCAGGCCCTCGAGGACGAGCCCGGCCGTCTTCGAGCTGCCCGCCTCGCCGCCGTAGAACACGATATCGGCGCGCGAAGCGAGGAAGCGCTCCTGCGAGCCGGGCTGCGGGCCGATGCGCAGCGGCGCTTTGGCAGCAGGCGCCGGGCGCCGCTCAGCTTTCGTCCGCCTCTTCCGGCCGCCGCCCATTGGCCGGGAGATAGAATTGGACGGTTGTGGCTCCATCATTGTGCTCGCCGCCATTGGCTGCGCCCGGCCGCATGGTCACCGAGGCTGCCGCCTGCATCGCCGCCTGCCCGTAGAGCTTCGGGTACTTGCGCTCGAGGTTCCAGGCCGCCGCCTTCCAGTCGCCGCCGTGATGCCGCACCGCAGCGGTGCTCACCACGGCCTGGTTGCGGATGGCATCCTCCGCTTGGACTTTGCGGACCTCGAGGGCGAAGGCCTGGTAGCGCCGGTCGCCTGCGAGGCCTTTTTCGACCCAATCCTTGGCGGCCTCGACGCTCACCTGGGCGGCCTCGGCCGCATGCGTGAGAAAAGCGCCTGACTTGAGGTGCTTCACGATGGTGGCGTGGACCTCGGCGTTGTAGCGCGGCCTGCCCGATCTGCGGCTGCCCATTCACGGCCTCGCCCGAAGGATAGCAGGCCTGCGCAGGACCAGAAGATCCTCCACATCGCTCGCCTCGCGGTCATGCAGGCTGCGCGCCGGCCCGAGCTGGATGGAGCGCGGCTCGACCTCGGCGCCTGCTGCTCGAGCGATGCGGGCGGCATCCTTCGCCAGCGCTAGCTCGCCGTGGTTGCTCACGTTCAGGACAAAGCAGCAGCCCGGGCGCAGCGCCGCGAGCGTGCGCAGGATGAGCGGCGCGAAAAAGCCCGAGAGCCAAGTCGCGTAATCCGGATAGCGCTGCTCGGCCTGCTCCGCATCGCTGCCGTAATGCTCCAGCGTGAAGTAGGGCGGCGAGGTGAAGGCAAAGTCGAAGCTCGCGGGCTCGAGGGCGACATCCTCGAAAGCGGCATGCTTCACCTCGGCGTGCTCGATTCCCAGCTGATCGATCATGAGCCAGAAGCCCTCGCAGGTTTTCCTGCTCGCGTCGTAGCCCTCATAGCGCCCGCCCTGCCGCGCGCAGAGCCAGCCGAGCAAGCGCCCGCCCCAGCCCGCGCAAGGATCCAGCACCGCAGCCTCTGGGCCCGCAAACTCCCGGTAGATGTCTCGAGCAGCATCAATCGGAAACTGCCGAGCGCATTGCCCGCCATGCGTCAGGCAGATGTGGTTCAGCAGCTCGGCCGTGCTTCCCCAGCAATGCATCACGCCCGTGCCCATCCTCGAGGCCGCCCGGATCATCTCGGGCATCGCCAGCTGCTGGTTCGGCGTGTATCGCGTCGCGCCCGCCAGCGTATCGTAGCGATGCGGAAACCAGCGGTCGGTGATGGTCGAGAGCGCCGCCGCTCGGCCTGCCGCGCAGCGATTGAGCGCGACCATCGCATCGGGCAGCAGGCGCGCGAAATCGGCGTGGCGCTTTCCCAGCAGCGCTTCGACCATCGCATCGGCCAGGCGCTCGCGGCTGAAAAGGTCGAATTGCGGCAGGCCATCGCCCTCCTCCTCGGGCTCGAGGCCGGTCTCGAGCTCCTGCAGATCCGCGCCGCTCCAGCCAGCTAACAGCGCCTCGCTGGAATCATAGCCGCCTAACACCTCTAACAGCTGGGCCTCATCCCAGTCAGCCAGCTCGCCTAATCGATTGTCAGCAAGCGCCAGCAACCGCGCCTCATGCTCGTCGAGGTCCATGTAGCGCACCGGCACCAGATCGAGCTTGAGCTGGCGCGCCGCCTTCCAGCGCGTATGCCCAGCGATAATCTCGCCCGTGGCCTTCCTCGCCACGATGGGCGCAGCGAAGCCGAAGCGCTTGATCGACTCGGCGACCTTCTCGACGGGCTCGCCATCGTTCTTGCGCGGATTGCCCGCCCAGGGCTGCAGCTTGGAAGGATGCACCCACTGGGCGGCATGCTCGGTGATCGGTCTCGGCATCAGGCCCCCACGTTCCAGATCAGCGCGCCCGGCGCTGCATGCGCTTGCACGAAGCGCCAGACTTTCGCGTCGTAGTTGCTGCAGCTCGGATAGGGCGGCGGCAGCTGCGCGTCTTGGTCATAGCGCTCCGGCGCCACGTGCAGCTGCGCCGCGCCGATATCGGGCCGAGCGCCCACCTGCACCGCATGGAAGCTTGCTTCCGGCCAGGCGAGCTGCAGCCCGCGAATCAGCGTGCCGCTGCCCGCGCAGGCCCAGACCTCGCTCGGCGCCGGATCGATGCAGCGCGCAGCGGCGGCGAAGAGCTTCAGCGCCGCAGGCATATCGACGCCCCAGGGCACCAGGTAGGCGCCGCGCACGGCGGCATAGCCTCGAGCATGAGCATTCACCACGCTCAGGCGGCCGAACTTCACCAGCGAAATCCGCGCGCCGATGCGCAGCGCCTCCGCCGTGCGCTTGTGCAGCTGCTTGGATTCCGCCACGAAGATCACCGCCTGCTTGCCCAACATCGCGCAGGCATGCGCGACGGCAATCTGGGCATAGCCCGAGGCCGGCGAGCCATAGACGACCTCCTGCTGCTCGAGGGCGCTCAGCAGCGGCAGCAGCACGCGAAGCTTGCTGCCGCCGGGCAAATGATCATCGCGTACAATCCGGAACCCATCGACGAGCTCCACGATGGGTTCCGGCAGGTCGCCGGCCGCGGTAAAGGGACGCGCGCGCGAACCGGTATTCCTCATTTCCGAGCCTCGCGCTTCGCATGCGCCGCGAGGAGCTTCTCCGACATGTAGCGCCCGCAGTATGGGCAGCGGTTTTCCTGCTTGTTAGGCAGCTTCTCGGGCGGCGGCTCATCGGGCGCGAGCGCCGCGAGATCCGCATCATCCCAGCCTGCGACCATGGCCTCGGAGGCGTCGTAGGCGGCGAGCGCGCTCACCAGGTCGGGCACATCCCAGTCGGCCAGCTCGCCCAGGCGATTGTCGGTGAGGGCGAGCAGCCGCGCCTCGCGCTCGCCCAGGTCGAGGAAGCGCACGGGGACCTCGGGCAGCTTGAGCTTGATCGCCGCCTTCCAGCGCGTATGCCCAGCGATGATCTCGCGCGTCTCGAGCCGCGCGACAATCGGCGCGGCGAAGCCGAAGCGCTTGATCGATTCCATGACGCGCTCGACCGGCTCGCCGTCGTTCTTGCGCGGGTTTTGTGGCCAGGGCTTGAGCGAGCCCGGATCGACCATCTCGGCCGCAATGGCGCCGTGGTTGGTCATTTCGCGTCCTCCGAGTCAGGCGGCGTCCAGTTTTGCAGCATGAGCTGCGCGCGTTGCTGCGGCGTCATCGGCTCCTCGCGCTCCATGAAATACGCCTTCAGCCCGAGGCATGGCATGCGCGGCTGTGGCTCATGCGGCGCGCGCGCATCCAAGTGCTCGCCGTAAGCCTTGCCGCACCAGCGACAGATCGCCTCCGGGCGCATCACGGCGACCGCTCGCGGCCGAAGCGCGCCTCGATTGCGATTTCGCGCGCGGCGATGAGCGCCGCATCAAGCGCGGCTTCGGCTTCGACCCTCGTGGCGAATGTCCCCACGTGCCGGCCATGCAGCCGCGCGTGAAAGCGCAGCTCGCCCGATGCGAGCTGGCGCGTGGCAATGCCGCCGGCGTTGTTGGCTCGCCGCCCAGTGCCGCCCGGGATACCGCGCGCCGTCACAGCGCCTCCTCGATCGAGCGCTCGATCCGCAGCTTCAGGCCGTCGTCATCCACGAAGGCGCTGAATTTGATCCGGCCGAGATAGCCCGAGCGCCCTTCGCTCCAGGCATCCTCGGCCTGCCGCTCGCAATCCTCGATCCAGCGCGAGAGTGCGCGGCGCGCCTGTATGGCATCGCGCGGGTCGAGCTTGATCTCCTCGGCCACGTTCAGCTGGATCGGTTTCCCATCGATGCGCAGCTCCACGTCGCCGAACACCATGTTCTTCTGCTCCTCGTTCGCCATGGCCCCATCCTCCATTTCACTTGTCTCGCCGCGTCGCGAAAATGCGCCGCGTCTTGCCTCGCCGATACTCAGCCTCGAATCCATGCCGCGCGATCGCCCGCATGCGGCAGCGCTTGCAGCTCTGCGGGCGCTGCGCGTTGTAGGTCGATTGCCGCATCACGCGGCGCTCGCCGCAGCCGCACTCGACCTCGAGATGCTTCTCGCCATGCCGCACGAAACTCCTCACGATCCGCATCTGGCGCGGCTCCGCTCGGCACTTCGCGCGCTTCTCGACGCAGGGCTTGCAGAGGCCCGCATAGCGCCGCAGCGGCTCGAGGGCCGCTTCGCAGTCGCGGCAATGCGTGGGCGTCGCCGGCACCGGCTTCAGCTCGAACGCAAAGTGGCCTCGATCCGCCTGCGGCGCCTCGCTTGCCATCAGCGCGCCAGCCTGGTCAGCAGCACCCAAAGCAGCACGCCAATCGTCAACAGGTACATCATCGCGATCGCCGTGCGAGGCGTCTGCGGCGACACCGGCTCGGCTGGAGCGCGAATCAGCGCAGCGACCAGCACGCAGAGCAACACGAGTTCTCCCATCGATATTGTCATGGTTCCTCCTGCAGCGCAGCGCGGACTTCGCGCACGCCGAATAGCTGCCCGTTCCGCTCTTCGCACAGCGCCTTCACGCGCTCGACGATGGCCTCGAGCCGCGCCACTTCCGCCCGCAGCGCGCGCACCTCGCCGACGCGCCGAGCGCTCTCCTCCCACTCCTCGTGCTCCGCCCGCAGCGCGCGCACCTCGGCGGCGAGCAGGCGGGCTGCAGCACGATGCGATGGGTGAGCCGCGTCGTACTCCGCAACTTCGAGCGCGTCGTCCACCGCGTCTTTCGTCGGTCGGATCATGGCCAACGCTCCTGCAGCACCCAGTGCTCGCTCGACATGTCGTCATTCGAACCCAGGCGCTTGATCTCAAGCACCACGTAGTCCGTCTCGCCCGTCCTGCTGCCCGATTCGCCGCGACCGAAGCTTGGCCGGCTCGCCAGCTTCGCCTCGCGCGTCACCCGAGCGCTCGACCAGAGCATGCGAAAGCGGCTGATGCCGTGGTGGATGCTCGACTTGAAGACGCCCACCACGCGCTCGCTGATGGCGAGGGCATGCATCACGAACTCTTCCGCCTTCCCCTGCTCGTAGGGCGGATTCATCAACACCAGATCGAACAGCTCGTGCATGTACTGGCTGCGCCGGCGCTCGAGGAAATCCATGCACTCGACGTTCCAGTGCATGCCCTGGGCGCAGCCGCGGGCTGCAAGCTCCTCGCAGATGCCCGCTGCGCGAGGATCGACATCGCAGAGCACCACATTGCTGCAGGCGAAGGGCTCCTCGAGGATGGGCCGCACCAGCGCGCCATGGCCAGCGGAGGGCTCCAGCACCGAGCGCGGCTGCTGATGGCGATTCGCCCAGCGCCAGACGCGCTTGGCGAGCCGCGGGTCGGTATGCCATTGCGAGAGCGCATCGCGGCGCGCCTCCTCGCTCAGCTGCGGGTAATGCGCCTCATGCTCCAGCCCAGGCAGGTACTCGGTCATGGCAGCCTCCGAAAGCTGATCGCCCAGACCCAGGGATTGTCATCGATGTGGCAGCCCGGGCGAGCCTTGTGCTGCTTGTTCCAGAAAACGCTGAACCGCCCGAGCGCGTAGGGGCCTTCGAAGCCCTCGAGTTGCGACTCGGCAAACGTCGTCTCGCCCAGGCGATGCAGGCGCAGCTCGGTGATCTCGAGCACAATGCGCGCTGCCCAGCGCGGCATGTGCAGCGACGGCCTCCAGGGCACATAGGAGCCCGGCCCGCACTCCCGGTGCAGCTCGCGGATGCCCTTTAGCTCATGCTCGTCGAGGTCCGCCGCATACACAGCATCGCGCTGCATAGGGTCGGGCTGGCACCAGGTCTCGCGCACCCAGAGCCGGCCGCCGACTTCGCCTGCATCGCACCGCGAGAGACTGCGCGCGATGCGCCGCGTCTGCGTCTTCCTGCCTGCGAGAATCGCCCGCACCATCGAATGCGAGAACAGGATCGGTCGCTCACTCGGCGGCTTCGTGCCTGCTCGAGCGGCCTCGCAGGCCTCGAACTGCTGCTCGGTCAGCGGGCCGACCTCATCGATCATTTTCATCATCGCCGCCTCCTTCCGGCAGGCAACACCCGCGCGACCTTCGCGCTGCGCATCGCCCACCGAGCCACTAGAATCGCCGGCGCCTCATCGCCGCGGACGGGCTGGCCGACTGTCGCTGCCGCCACCGCCTGCTCATGCGGGCGGACCAGCTCGCGAGGCGCATTCGCCCAGCGCTTCCCCAGTATCCGCGCGCGCCATTCGCTGGGCATCACCGAGACGGTGCGGCTCTTCGGCAGGCCCTCATCCCGCCAAGCTGCGAGCCAGGCACCGCGAGCCGCGCCCAGGCCGATCAGCACCCAGGCGGGCCCGCCCCACGCTGCTTCCAAGACCAGCACAAGGGGTAAGCCTCGCCTCGCAGCGTGGGACTGGGCCCAGCCCACAATGTAGCGCAGCGCTGCGCCATCCAGGGTATCCGCCTCGCCGAAGGCTAGGAATTCATCCTGCCCGGTGATCACGCACCAGCCCGAGAGCGCGGCCGTATCGACCGCCAGCGCGACGCAGGCATGCGGCACCGCCGAGGGCGCTGGCACCGGGCGCCTTGCCCGCCGGCGCCTAGGCCGCTGCGCTGACGCCTGCCCGCGCTTGCCCGCCGCACGGAGGCTCGAGGGCGCTCGGCTCATAGCCAAACCTCGTCAAGCTGCAGGCCGAGCGGGCGCAGCACCTGCTCGACGCTCCAGCCGAGCGGCTCGACTTTGTAGCCGAGCTTCCCGATGGCCTCGATCGGCGTGAGCGTCCACCCGGGCTTCTTGGCGCACCAAGCGTGCATGGTTACAGCCGTGGCGCGGTCATGCTCAGCGGCGAGCGCCAGCGCATGAACCTCCGGCCCCACGAAGGCGACGAGCGCAGGAGGAGGGCCGGCGAGTTGCCCGCCGCCTCCGTGGGCGAAGCGAGCGAAGAGCGTCTCGGGCAGCGGCTGCGTGCTCTGGGCGCAGAGCGCGACGCGGCCTGGACCATCGGTGAAGCTGCAGACCAGCGTGGTGTTGAGTGGGAGGCCCTTCAGCAGCCGAATCGGGAAGCCGAGGACCTCGCGCACGGCGATGGGCGCCAGCTCGGCGGCTCCATTGTCCACCGCTGTGCATAAATCGGTGGATTCTAGCCCGCGTCGGCTAGGCGGTAGCAGCGAGCGCCGGGTCATCGGGCACCCCCTGCCGCGGGTTTTGGTCTCAGCGAGGGCTGTTTTGGTCTCGCTTGGTCTCGCTGGCGACAAAAAACCCCTATAGTTATAGGGGTGAGACCATAAGACCAATGAGACCATGCAATTCGCCAGAGGTGGGGGAAATCTGTTTTCCGCCTGGCCGCCGATGGCAAACGCAATTTTTCCACCGCCTCTGCAGCATCCAAAAGCTTGGTCTCACTGGTCTTGCTGGTCTCACCCCCTTTTTTTGCGGGAAAAATGAGGCCTGAGTGAGACCAGCTGAGACCAAGTGAGACCAAACGCGCCCGGGCGGAGGTCATTCGGCCTCCGCAGCGTGCTCGGTTTGTAGGACGATGAATCGGGCCTGCCGGCCGCCGACTCGAATGCGGGTATCGGACCGGCCCTTGTCCAGGCGCGTCCAGCCTCGCAGAGCCCACTGCCGTATCACCTCGGCCGCGCTCAGTCTATGGGTCCGCAGCAGCGCCTTCAGCTGCGCCGGGATAAAAAGCACCTCCTCGCCGCGCTTGAATCCGCTCACCTTCAGGCCGGGCCGGCTCGAATAGGGCAGCTCGTAGTCGCCCGAGGAAGCGAGGACCATCTGCGGGAAGGCATCCGGCTCGCTCATGACCCAATTGTCGACCAGCTCGCGCGAGCGCTCGGCGAGGCCAATCACCGCCGTGCGGCACTCCGGCGCCGAGAACACGCGCTCCATCGTGGCGCCGCCCTCGCCCAGCCCGAAGGTTCCGGCCATCTCCTCGGCGAGCGCCAGCAGCGCGTAGTAGCCCGCGATGCGCTGCTGCAGCGGGTTCGAGTCGAGCGCCCGCAGCGCCTGCGTCCGATCGATGAGCTGCTGGCGCCAGACCGACCAGTCGGGCACATCGACCAGCGTCTCGATCCAGGCGCGGCCGAAGCTCCCAGCATGCGCGACGCAGGCATCCTTCAGCTCATCGATCGCCTTCGCATCCAGGCGGCCGAAGCCATCGACGTGGAGCTCCACCACGCGCACCTGCGCGCCCGTCGCCGCGGTCTCGTCCACCAGCGAGCGCTCGCCCGTCGAGAGCATGATCGTTCGCCATTGCGTGGTGGCGCGCATCGTGGCGTCGCGCTGCCCGCGCGTCCGCCCGGTCCCGTTCATGATGCTGTAGGCGAGCCGCTCGAGTTGCAGCGCATCGCCGCCGCCCACTTCGTCGTAGCACTGCGGCAGATCGGTCAGCATCGCGGCGCGCAGCTCGGCGCCCACGTTCGTGGCATTCCAGGCGGCGACCCAAAGCGGATTGTTCGGATCGCCGAAGATGCTCGAGGCGATCTTCAGCTGCGTGGTTTTTCCGCGGCTCGATTCGCCGATGAGATGCACCGCGAAGTTGGGCGCGCGCAGCGGCTCCAGCAGCGGCGCAGCCAGCGCGCCGCATATCATCGCCGCACAGACCGGGCTTGCGTTCCATGCCGCCCGCAGCGCGGCGAGATGCGATTCGATATCGCCGCGAGGCTTGAGCGCGGCGAAGATCTCGCGCCGATGCCCGCTCTGGTCGACCACCGCCTCGAGCTGCCGGCCCTCGGGCAGCACGGGCTCATTGAGCACGAACACCCGGCCCTCGTACTGATGCCAGCCCACGCGGCCGAAGCTGGTCACCTTCGGAATGAAATCGGCGTTTAGTCGCTCATATAGATAAAGCCATTCGACTGTCCGAGCGGCATTAGAGGACACAACCGGGATGCAGATAGGCGTCAGCTCGGCCACCATCGTGCGGGCATCCCCCACTGCCAGCTGTGAGATCTCACGGCTCACCCAGCTATCGCCCTCGCGATAGCAGAGCTGGACGCGGCCCTCGCTGGATTCGTGATCGATGAACTGCCGCTGGAAGAAAAGCGGCGTGGGCGAGACCAGCACATCGGGCTGGCGCTCTGACTGTGAGATCTTCCAGAGGCTGCCGTCATCCCGCAGGTCGAAGCCATCCGGGATCGATGCCTCCTTGTGGATGGGCAGATCCGCGAAGGCCTTGATCGCCCGGATGCGCGGCCGAGGGCGCTTCGGATCGACGCCCTCCCAGGGCTCGGCGGTAGCGAGCAGCGCTGACACGGCCTCGGCGCCATGTGCGCCCAGAAAGTCATCGATGCCCTTCGGCCCTCCGCTGGGCGGGCAGACGAACCGCACGCGCACGGCGCCCTGGCTCAGCAGCAGGCCGCCCAGGCGGGCGGCTGCATGCATCACCTGCTTATTGTCGCGCGCATCGGCATCGAAGCAGATGAGATGCTCGCGGCCGGCGATGGCGACATGCTCGCGGATCGCCGGATGCAGCTTGTCGCCGCCCGTCGCATCGCGCTCGGCCGGGTCGCTCCAGTTCCAGACGCCCGTCAGCCCGACGCAGGCATAGCCGAGCTGGTCGAGCGCCAGCGCCTTTTTCTCTCCTTCAGTCCAATGGCAGACCTGCGCGGTGTCGGCGTATGCGCCGCTCGAGCGAGCCCTGGGCGCGAAATACACCAGCACGCCCGGGCGCTGCGCTTGGTCGTACTTGATCTCGCGCTGCTTGCCGCGCCGCTTTTCGGTGCGCGGATGAATGGGCTTGATCCGATAGGCATGCGGCTCGCTCGCGCCCGGGAGATAGAACGGGAAGACGAGCGCCGCGCCGCACATGCGCGGATAGGGCCGCTCGAGGATGAGCGCGACCGCCCGCGTATTCGTCTCGCTGTACAGCTCGGCCAGCGCGAGCGTCTCGGCCGTGAGGCCGCTCGCCTGCAGCTGCTCGAGATGCTGCGCGGATAGCTCGCGCTTGACCGGAAGCGGTACGACCTTCGGCTTCGCCCGCCCGTTGCTCGCGGGCAGCGGCGGCTCTTCGGATTGCGCCATTCTAGGCCGCCGAGCGCGGCCCAGACTCGGTGCTGGCGCTCTTCGGCGGGCGCCCTCGCTTCGGGCTGCGAGGCGGCGGCGGCAGCGCGCCATTGGTCGGCGGAAAGAGATCGGCCGTCCGGTCCGACGCCGTCATCGGCCGCGTATCGATTTCCTCCTGCGTGTCAGGCCGCATCAGGCGGAAGACGTTCTTGGCGAAGTCGGGCTCCCAGGCGCAGAGCAGCTCGCGCTGCTCGGCTCCGGTATCGAGCGCATGCCCGAGTTCATTACGACGCTTCTCGTGCGTCTTCACCTGCCGAGCCAGCTCCGAGCGCTCGCCCTTCAGTTTTTCGATGGCCACCTCGCAGTCGGCCATCTCGTCGCCGCGCGTTGCGCGCTCCTGCTCGCTCAGCTTCACCGCGCACAGGCGGCGCTCCTTCTCGACGCCGGCGGCCTTCGGGCCCGATCCGTTCTTTTTCGTCGCCATCTTGATCTTGCTCCTCCTCGCCGCGTGATGCGGCGAAATCGATTTCGCCCAGGCCCGTCCCGAGCGCCGCATCTGCCGATGCCCGGAAGAGCAGGCAGAGCTCTCGAAACTCGGCAAGGCTCGGCTCGCCCTGATCGCGCTCCCAGCGCGAGACCGTGGAGATCGCGACCTCCAGGCGCTCAGCGAGGTCGCCCTGCGTCCATGTTCGGCCCTTGCGATGGGCACGTAGCCATTGTCCGAGAGTGCGCATATGGCAGACTTGCCAAGTATTAGGCAAGTTTTCACATCCGCGTCAAGGCCTGCCTTGCAGCTCCGGCGTTTGCGTTTTTGCCTGAAAGCGGCGACTACCGGGAATCGTGACGACCATCGGCCAGGAGGAGGGCGACCTCGCGGGTTTCGGCGAGCGCGTCCGGGTCGCCCGCGAGCGCCTGCGCATGAAGCAGGAGCAGCTCGCCGAGCTGGTCGCCACGGATGCGGGCAGCGTGAGCCGCTGGGAGCGCGGCAAGGGCTATCCCCAGGCGCCGCAGCTCGCCAAGCTGGCGGCGGCCCTCGGCGAGAGCCTCGATTATCTGGTGCTTGGCGCGCCCAGCAAGGCGCCCCAGCCGATGCCGCAGGCCTTCCTCGACTTCCTGCAGACGCGCTGGGGCCGCGTCGCGCAGGAGCACGCGCTGGTGCCCACGCTGCTTTCCGTGCGGCTGCCGCCGGGCGAGCCCACCGTGGCATTCTATCGCGCGCTCATCGCCGCCCTGGTCATCGCGCTCGACGAGGAGTAGCCAGCCCAGGCGCGCCCGATGTGCGGCAGCGTACGGTTGAGGGCGTCGCCGCCCCAGATGGGCCGGATCTCAGGTGGTTGTGCGCCTCCGGGCTGCACACCGTTTCCGGGCGGAATTCAGCCGAGCAGTAGACGGGCCCTCGCGCAGCATTGTAAGGGCGATCGGAATGGATGCCGCCGACCTCGCCACCTACCTTGAATTCAGGGCTCCGGCCGAGATGTCTTGGTCGCAGATCTGCAATCTGGTCCGCATCCGCCGGGCCGTCGCGCGCCCGCTCTCGCTCGCCAGCTACGAGGCGATCCGCTTCGCCCTGGCCGATGCCGAGGCGCGGCACGGGCGGAGTTTCGGCTAAGCCGAAACGGCAACATAAGTTCGCCTAAAACTAGGCAGACTTGCCTAGTCGGCCGCTGCGTGATAATGCCCGGTCCGTGGCATCCCATCCAGTCAGGCATCTCGAGCTGCTCGCAACGCCCGAGGAGAAGCTCCTCACCAACTCGAGGCTCACCACCTTCCGGCGCTGCAGCCTCGAGCATCATCTGGCCTACGAGGAGGCCATCCGGCCGCTCGGCGGCGCGCCCGATGCGCTGCGCTTCGGCTCGCTCTTCCACATCGGGCTCGCGGGCTGGTGGCTCGCCTTCGAGCACCCGGGCGAGCAGCTGGATGCCGCCATCGAAGCGATGCGCCCGCTGGCGATGGACGAATTCGATATGGCGCGCGCCGAGTGCCTGATGCGCGGCTATGACGCGCGCTGGGCCGGCGCCGAGGATATCGAGGTCCTGGCCGTCGAGCGCCAGTTCGAGACCGAGCTGCGCAACCCGCTCAGCGGCGCGCCGAGCCGCACCTATCGGCTCGCGGGCAAGCTCGATCTGATCGTGCTCAATCGCGGCGATGGGCTGGTCTACATCGGCGAGCACAAGACCAGCAGCGAGGATATCGGGCCCGGCACGCCCTACTGGGAGAAGCTGCGCATCGATGCCCAGGTCTCGACCTACTTCGCCGGCGCGCGCTCGCTCGGCTATGAACCGGCGGGCTGCCTCTACGATGTGATTGGCAAGTCGCGGCATGCGCCGCTGCTCGCCACGCCCGAGGAGAATCGAAAATACACGAAGGCGGGCGCGCTCTACGCCAAGCAGCGGGCTGAGGATGAGACGGCCGAGGAGTATGGCCTGCGACTCGCCGAGGTCATCTGCGCGGCGCCTGACAAGTTCTACCGACGCGGCTTCGTGGTGCGCCTGCCCGAGGAGGAGCGCGAGGCCGCCTTCGATGCATGGCAAACGGCTCGGCTGATGCGCGAAGCGAAGAGCGCGGGCATCTATCCGCGCAACGTGAATGCCTGCGAGCGCTACGGCCGCATGTGCGGCTATTTCCCCGTCTGCACCCGGGCTGCGAGCCTCGACGACTCGACGATGTTCGAGCGCGTCGCGAGCATCCACCCGGAGCTGCAGCCCGCCGAGGCCGGCGCCGCCGAGTAGCCGCGCCGCCATAGGACTACGGCCTGCAATCCGCAGGTCGCGAACCGAAAGAGGGTTACGAGAATGTCCAAGAATGCAGCACCCCGACGACAGGTCCAGCAGCCGCGCGCAGTGGCGGCTCAGCCCGTCGCGGGCTCTCCTCCTCGCCCGCAGCCATCAGCGGCGCCGGCGCCGGCACGCCCAGCCAACGGCGCGACGCTGCCGCAGGCACCGAGCGGCCGGATGTCGCTCGCCAAGGTGGTGAGCGGGCGGCTGGTGAAGCCGATGCGCCTGCTGATCTACGGCCTCGAGGGCGTCGGTAAATCGAGCTTTGCCGCTGCGGCGCCAAGCCCGATCTTCCTCGGCGCCGAGGATGGAACGAGCGAGCTGGACGTCGAGCGCTTCCCGCAGCCCGAGAACTGGGCCGATGTGATGGAAGCCGTGAGCGAGCTGATCCGAAGGCCCGAGCATCCCTACAAGACGCTGGTGCTCGACACGCTCGATTGGATGGAGCCGCTCGTCTGGCATCAGGTCTGCGTGATGTGCGCCAAGCCCGGCCGGCCGCCGCTGCGCTCGATCGAGGAGATGGGCTACGGCAAGGGCTATGTCGAGGCAGGCGGGCTCTGGCGGCAGCTGACGGCGGCGCTGGAGCGCCTGCGGAGCGAGCGCCGCATGGATATCATCCTGCTCGCCCATAGCTGGATCAAGCCCTACAAAAACCCATCGGGCGAGGACTTCGACCGATTCGAGATGAAGCTTCACAAGGGCGCGGCCGGGCTCTGGCGCGAGTGGTGCGACGCCGTGCTCTTCGCCGCCCATGATGTCACCACGTACGAGAGCGATGCCAAGCGCGTGAAGGGCATCTCGAGCGGCGCCCGCGTGCTGCGCACCCAGCATGACGCGGCCTGGGATGCGAAGAATCGCTATGACCTGCCGCCCTCGCTGCCGCTCGACTGGGATGCCTTCGCCGAGGCCGCAACGGCGCATCGGCCGGATGATCCCGAGCGGCTGCGCGCGCAGATCGAGCGCGCTCTCGAGCAGGTGGCCGACAACGAAAAGCTCTGCGATCGCGTCCGGAATGCCGTCGCGAGCGCAGCCGAGAATGCAGGCGAGCTGGCGCGCATCCTGAACAAGCTCGCGGCGAAGATCGCAACCACACCCACGGACGAGGAGGAGGCACCGCAATGAATCTGATACCCGAAGGCACCTGGAAGTGCCGAGGCATCTCATACGCGCTCGGCTATACGAGCGCAGATGGCGAGCAGGTCGGCGTCGAGATCATGCTGCTCCCAGATCAGCACGAGGATGTCGATGGCCGGCACCTCACCTGGTATGGGCAATTCACCGAGAAGGCCGAGCCCTTCACGCTGAAAGCCCTGCGCGTGCTGGGCTGGCAAGGCGACGACATCTCGGACCTGAGCGGCATCATCGACGGGCCCGAGTGCGAAGCCGTGATCGGCCACGAGCAAGATCTGCAGGGCGAGTGGCGCCATCGCGTGCGCTTCATCCAAGCCATCGGCGCCGGCGGCGTCGCGATGAAGTCGAAAATGACCGAGGAGCAATCGAAGGCCTTCGCCGAGCGCATGCGCGGCCGAGTGATGGCCATGAACCGAGCGCAGCCAGCGGCGGCGCCGGCAGCGAAGCCGAACGCCGCACCGAAGCCCGCGCCGGCGGCGGCACCGAAACCCGCGCCCGCCAAGCAGCGCAAGCAGGCAGCGGCCGAAGCGCCGCCGCCGGATGACGACAACATTCCCTTCTGAGCCCGAACCCGAAGACTGAGCAGCAGGCCGGCCGCGCGACATCAGCGCGGCCGGCCTGCCGCGTCGTGAGGCCGCCAATGACCGAGCAGGAAACGCTACATGGGCAGCTGCTGGATTTCCGGATGCATACGCCCGATGGCTGGGGCGTCGGCACCGTGCAGGCGCAGGATGGCTCGCTCGCCAAGGTGACCGGGAAGCTCCTCGGCGTGCGCGTGGGCGATACCGTCGAGCTGGCCGGTCAATGGCTCGAGACGAAATACGGCCGGCAGTTCAAGGTCCGGCAGGCCCAGAGCACGGTGCCGCAGACCACCGCGGGCGTCTGCGCCTGGATGGCGAGCGCGCTGCCCGATGTGGGCGAGCGCCGCGCCCTCGCCATGGTCTCGCGCTTCGGCGTCGCCGGCCTGTGGGAGACCATCGAAGCGAATCCGCGCGCGCTCTGCTGCATCGATGGCATCACGCCGGAACGCGCCGATGCCATCGCCATCGCCTACGAGGAGCAGCGGGCGGATCGCGATGCGATGATCTGCCTGCGCGGCTGGGGCCTCACCGACAAGCAGGTCGAGCAATGCCTCAAGCACTGGGATGATGCCGCCGAAGTCGTCGAGGAGGTCAGGGCGAATCCCTACGCGCTGATGGAGCACGTGCGCGGCTTCGGCTTCATGCGCGCCGATGATGTCGCGCTGCGCTCCGGCACGCCCCACGACTCGCCGATGCGGATCGCTGCGGCGCTCCACCACGTCCTGGGCGAGCAGGTCCAGCAAGGCCATGTCTTCGTCGCGCAGGGCAAGCTGCGCGTGATGGTCGAGAAGCTCCTCGGCCTGCCCGAGCCGCTGATCTCGAGCGCCCTGCATGACGAGTACGCGCGCTGCCGGCTCATCGCTCGAGGCGCGCGGGTATATCCACCGCGCCTCGAGCTGGATGAGGGCGAGGCGGCGCACCAGCTGAACCGACTGCTGCGGCTGCAAGGAGCGCCATGACTGAACTGCTGCTTGACGCCTCGCAGGAGCGCGCCGTAGATATGGTCTGCAGCGCCCGCGTGGCGATCATTACGGGCGGCCCAGGCACCGGAAAGTCGACCTGCCTGCGCGTCGCCCTGGACCGCATGGACCGGCGAGGCTCGCGCTACGAGCTCTGCTCGCCCACGGGAAAGGCTGCGAAGCGGCTGAGCGAAGCCACCGAAGGGCGGCGCGCGCAGACCATCCATCGGCTGCTCGAGTACAGCCCGGGCATGGATGGATTCAAGCGCAACGCCGACAATCCGCTGGAATGCGATGTGGTGATCGTCGATGAGGCATCGATGGTCGACACGATGCTCTTCGCCTCGCTGATGCGCGCGATCGCGCCGGCCCGCACGCGCCTGATCCTGGTGGGCGATGCGAATCAGCTGCCGCCCGTGGGCCCGGGCCGGCCCTTCGGCGACCTGGTCGACTGGGGCCGCGTCCCGACCGTCCGGCTCGAGGTGCTGCATCGCACCGCGCTCACCAGCTGGATTCACGTGGCGGCGCAGGACTTGCTGCATGGCCAGATGCCCGCGCTCGAGGCCCGGCCCGACTTCCGCTGGTGCGAGGTGCATGATCCGCGCTGGATCATTCCCAAAGTCCGGCGGCTCGTGACGGAGGTCTTCGGCCCAGGCGGGAAGCTCGAGGCCGAGGCGCAGGTGCTCATCCCGCAGCGGCCCGGGCTCGCGGGCATCGAAGCGGCAAACCCAGCGCTGCAGGAGGCCCTCAACCCGAAGCGCGCCGAGGAGCGCGTCTGGCTGCGCGGCGACTGGGAGCTGCGCCCGCGCGACCTCGTCATCCAGACCCGCAACGATTACAACCTCGAGGTCTTCAATGGCGAGATCGGCCGCGTGGTGGCCATCGGCCAGGCGCGCGACGAGCACGACAAGTTCGTCGATTTCTGCGAGGTCCAATTCGCCGGGCATGCGGAGCGCTCGACCTACTTCGCCTCGAACATCGCCGCGCTGCAGCTGGCCTATGCGCTCACCATCCATCGCACGCAGGGCAGCGAGTTTCCCTGGGCGATTGTGGTCTGCCACTCCACGCATGCCTTCATCCTGAGCCGGCAGCTGCTCTACACGGCGATCACGAGGGCGAAGGCGGGCGTGGTGCTGGTGGGCGATCGGAAAGGCCTCGAGCGCGCCGTGAACAATCGCCGCACCGATGAGCGCAACACCTCGCTGGTGGAGCGGCTCGACGACACGCTCGATCCCGTGGGTCAATATTCGCTGCTCGAGGAGGATGCCGATGGCGCCCCAACCATCCACTGAGCGAGGTGCCCCGTGAGCGTCCGCATCCTGCCTGAAGATCAGCTGGCCTATGCGCGCGAGCGCGTGGTGGCCTGGTGCAGCAAGCAGTATCCCGAGATGACGCTCGGCGAGGTGCAACACCTGGCCATCCTGGTGGCGGTCGAGCGCCAGAAGGTGATGGCCGAGTACGATCCGAGCCCGCGCCGCGAGCGGCGCGTCTGTGCTCCGGAGGGCCTGCCGGTGACGCTGCCCTCCGGAATGCTGAGCGAGGATGAAGTCACCGAGCCGCGAGGCAAGAAATGAAAGTCAGCACGCTGAAGGGCGTCAATGCATATCCGCTCCAATGGCCTGCGGGCTGGAGCCGCACGAAATTCCCGAAGCGCTCGCCCTATAAGCTGCCGCTGGACCGCGCGCTGCAGGAGCTCACCACCGAGCTGCGGCTCTTCCGGGCGAAGGACTTCGTGGTCTCCACCAATGTGCAACCGCGCCTCGCCGGCCTGCCTGCCGGCCCAGCGGCGGTGCGCGACGCCGGCGTGGCGGTGTACTGGGAAGATCCAGAAGGCCGCCCGCGCGTGATGGCCTGCGATGCCTGGGACTCCGTGCGCGGCAATGTCCGGGCGGTCGCGATCACCATCAATGCCCTGCGGCAGATCGAGCGCTCGGGCGCTTCGCAGCTGCTCGAGCGAGCCTTCACGGGCTTCGCGGCGCTGCCGGCCGATGCAGGCGCGAGCAGCTGGCGCGAGGTGCTGCAAGTGCGCGAGGGCCCGATCACTCGAGCAGAAGTCGAAGCGGCGTTCCGCATCCGCGCGAAGGCAGCGCACATCAACGGAGCCGATACCGAGGAGCTGATTACCGTCAACCGAGCGCGCGATGATGCGCTGCGAGAGCTGCGAGGCACGCCATGACGATCGTCTGGACGCCGGTGATCGTCGAGACGCCCTACGCCGGCGCGGTGCCGTTGCACCTGCGCTATCTGCGGGCTTGCATGCGCGATTGCCTGATGCGCGGCGAGGCGCCCTTCGCCTCGCATCACCAGTACACGGCGCCGGGCGTGCTGCGCGATGAGCTGGCCGAGGAGCGCGCGCGCGGCATCCAGGCGGGCGGCGCTTGGCGCGCGCTCGCGCATCGGGCGGTGTTCTACACCGACCTCGGCTGGTCAAGGGGTATGCACGCCGGGCTCGCGGCGACGGCGGCGCTCGCGCAGCCATGGCATCAGCGCTCGCTCGGCAGCGATTGGCTCGAGGAACAGCTCCGGCGCGAGCAGCATGGCGAGGCGCTGCTCGACTGGCTCCGGAGCGTCGCGCTGCCATGACGCCCGTGCTCCTCGAGTCGCCCTATCAGGGCGAAGTGCCGCTCCATCTGCGCTATCTGCGGGCTTGCATGCGCGATTGCCTGCTGCGCAACGAGTCGCCCTTCGCCTGGGCGCATCTCTACGCGGCGCCCGGCGTGCTGCGGCACGAGTACCTCGAGGAGCGCGAGCTGGGCATGCAGGCGAAGCTCACGTGGCGGCAGTTCGCCGAGCGCACCGTGTTCTACAGCGACCTCGGCTGGAGCGATGAGATGGTGCGCAGCCGCAACACCTGCACGCGCGAGGGCTGGACCTATGAGGTGCGGTTTCTGAATGAGGGCTGGCTCATCGGCCAGCTGGAGCGCGAGGCCAGCAGCGAGGCGCTCGAGGACTGGCTGCGCAGCTTCGGAGGCTGAGCCAATGAGCGAGCCGATCAGCGATGAAGACCTGGAAAGGCTGGCAGATAAGCTGCTTGCCAAGATGCTTTCCAGGTTGGCTCGGCGCGCGGCGCAGGGCTCACTTACAGAGCCGCCTCCTGCGCCGCACAAACGCCCTTCGCCCGAGGCCTTCGCCCGGGTCGAGGAGCTGCGGCAGCGCCGCGTCGGCAGGCGGAGGCGATAGGTGGGCAGAAGAGCGAAGGGCACGGTCAAGCACCAGGGCGGCAAGTCGATTGCCATCCTGCGCGGCGAGTACCTCGGCTCGCATGAGAACGACGCGCTGGCGCAGGAGGCGATCGATGCGGCGCTCGAGATGGATGCGGGCAAGCTCGCCAATACGCTCGCGGTGCATGGCGTCGCCTGGATGGATGCGCGCGAGGAGGATGGCGATACGCGAGGCATCGACGAGGAATGGAGCGTCTGGCGCAACCACATTGCGACGGCGCCCTTCTACGGCAAGGTGGCGCCGAAGATCCTGCCGAGCGAGATCACCAAGCATCTGAAGCAGCTCACCAAGAAGCGCGTGGTGCATGTGCTGCGGAAGAAATCAGGCCTCGAGCGCCGCGAGCTGGATCGCACGCTCAGCTGGGAGGTCATCAATCGCGTGCGGCGCCTGCTGCGCCAAGCCTTCCAATCGATGGTCGATGATGGCCTGCTCGCCGTGAACCCCGTGCTCGCCTCCAAGATGCCGAAGATGGAAGGCCACGCCGAGGAGGAGGACGAGGAGTGGACGTTTCTCTTCGCCGAGGAGATCACCGCGCTTTTCGATTTCATCGAATCGATCGTGCCGACCGAGCCCGCCATCCTCGCGCGGCTCAAACCCCGAACGCTGGAGCGCCTCGAGCAGCGCCGCTGCTTCTATCGGGCGGTGTATGCGCTGGCCGTGTATGGCGGCCTGCGGCAGGGCGAAATCTTCGGCCTGCACTGGGAGGACATTCACTTCGAAGCGCGCGGCCTGGGCGACCGCTCCAATAGCCTGAAAGTCCGGCGCACGCGCAACATGGGCCGCGCTCCGAAGTCGGAATCGAGCAAGCGCTGGGTGCCTCTGCTGCCGCCGCTGCGAGCTGCGCTCGAGGCTTGGCGCAAGCACGGCGGCGTGCTGAAGGCCATCGGGAAGGTCTTCCCGGCCGATGGCGCCGCCGGCCAGGGCAACAAGCCCAAAGCGCTGGGCGGCTATTTCGGCACGTCGTACGACGCAGCCTGGGAGGTTCGCTTCCGGCGCATCGCCTGCGGGCGCGAGCGCGATTACGTCACCTTCCACGACCTGCGGCATACCTGCGCATCGCACCTGATCATGGGCAGCTGGGGCCTGCCGCTCACGCCCTTCGAGGTGATGGAGTGGCTTGGCCACGCCGACCTGAAAACCACCAAGCGCTATATGCATCTCGCGCCGGGCGCCCTCGAGGAGCTGGTGCGCAAGATGGGTCAGGGCGTGAGCAAGGCCGAGGCCGCGCGCCGCGCCGAGCTGACGCGCCGGATGATGCAGTACGGCAAGCGCTAATCGTCCGGCCAGCAGCTCGCCGCGATGATGCCGATGGCGGCGAGCACCAGCACGGCAAGCAGGATCCAGGTGGTCAGCGGGCTCACGGCTTCAGCGCCCGATGATCTGCTCAAGCGCCAAGATGAACAGCAATAGGCCTATCAGGAGGACCAGCAAGACGCCTATCAGGGTCCCGAAGTTCATGGGATTCCGAAGGCCACGCGCTGCGCAGCGATGGTGAGGGCGATCAGCACGAAGATCGCAAGCAGCAGCCAGGCAGCCATCGCGTTCACGGCTTCACCACTTCGCTCACCATCCGCAGCAAGCGCAGCAGCACGGCGACCTCGGCCGCCAGCTCGCAGCCGTCGCAGGGCTGCTCGCAATCGCCCTGATGCTTCGCCAGAAGGCGCTCGACCTCATCCAGGCTCGGTCTCGGTTTCATGTTTCCCCCTGCGGCGCGCTAAGCAATCCTTTTCCCACTGCGTCACCGTCGCCGCCATCGCTCTGACGGCCTCCGGCGGCAACTCGCTCAGCAGATCCGCGAAGCGCGCGACCAGCTCCTCGAAATCCGCCAGCAGATAGCAGGCCTGGTGCTCGCGCCCGATGGTTTCGTCGAGCTGCTCCTCGAGCGACGTGCCCTCCTTTTCCCATCGTGCGCTTGCCTCGAATGCCTCGGCCAGGATGTCCAGCGCAATCGGGCAGCGAAGACTTGGCGTCGTCATGCTTCCTCGGCGCGCACGAGGCCGTGCAGAGCTGCGAGCATAGCGCTATCGCCGAGGCCGAGCACCAGCACGCCCGCATGCCCGCCTCGATTCCAGACCTGGACGTGCTCATGCGAGCCGAGCCGCTCGACCAGCAGCGCGCTGATCAGACAATCGGCCGGCGCCTGCCGCGCATCCGGCGTGATGTAGCGCCGCCTCATGACTGCGCCGCCTTCCACAGCTCAACGAGCACGTGGGCGATCAAGGCTGCGCTGATCGCGATGCACAGGTAGGCGCCCGCCTGGAGCCAGAAGATCCGCCTCATGACGGCGCCCGGCCGGCGAACATCGCCTCGATCGCATCCAGCAGCAGGGCGAAGGAGGCGCTTGCCTCGCTCGGCAGCAGCTCGCGCGCGCCGAAGGCCTCGGCATCGCGCTCGGCCGCCAGCAGCACCAGGCCCACCACCTGGAGCGCCGCCGGCACATCGCGGCTGATCACCCGAATGATATCGGGCCGGCGCCTGCTGATCAGGCCCGCCACCACGCCCATACCTCGCATGATGTCGGTGACCCGCAGGTTGGGGACGCTGCCGCCGCCCATCGCCGCCTCGAGTTCTGCCGCGCATTCGCGCTTCGCTCCGCCGGCCGCGCGCCAAACCACCACTCGCCCGATGAGCGCGCCCATCAGCGCCTCGAGCCTCTTTTCGCTTCGATTCATGCCCACCCCCGTGCGCGATAAAAGGAATTATAAAGGGAACGAGTTTTTGGCCATATATCTAAGTCATCGGAATCATTGCGCGCGATGGGCGATTCGAACGCCCGGCCCTTGGCTCCGGAGAGTAATGGTGGCGCCAGCGATTCCGCGAGGTTGGGCTGCAAATTCCCTAAATGTTCCTCTTATCGGCCGGGCATAAAAGGAACAAGGGCCGCCCATTGCTGAGCGGCCCTTGCCGATGGCGTTTCGCTGGAGGCCAGGCGCCCTAGTCGCCGAGCTTGGTATCGTCGATGGCGGCGGTGAGCCATTCCATCAGGTAGCGGCTGAAGCGCTCGACCCGGAAGGCGCCGTTGCCATCCTCGTGGCTGATGCTGAAGCCATGCCGCCGGCACACGGCCTCGATTTCCTCGAGGAAGGCCTCGACCTCGACCGATCGCTTCTTGCGCTTGCTCGCCATTAGCGGGCCTCCTCGCGCCGCGCCGCATGCGCCGCAGCCGAGCGCGCGTTGTTATCCTCGCTGCATTGCAGGCAGCGGCTCAGGCCCTCGGCGGCGGCGCAGCCGCACTCGGTGCAGATGCCCTGCTTGCGCCGATGCGCCCGCCGGGCGTTGCGCGCCGCTGCCCGCTGCTCGCGGCAGCTGGCGCAGCGCGCCGTTTTCCGGCGGCAGGCATCGCAGCGATACGGATCGTTGCCCATCTACTTGCCCTCCTCGGGCTTGCTGAACCTGCTCGAGAGCTTTTCGCCGAGCCGCTCGTGAGCGGCGAATGCGCGCGCGGCCTTCTTGCGAAGCAGCGCTCCTCGAGAGTTTCGCTTCCCCTCGCAGGCATCGGCGATTGCCTGATCCGCCTCCTCGAGCTTCGTGACCGCCTCAAACTCGCGCTGCGTAAGCTCGCGGCGATCGCAGCGCTGGACTTGGCGATCGCTGCGATCGCCCTCGGCCTCGGCCGCCAGCCAATCGCGCCGGCAGCATTCGAAGGCAAGCGCGATGCTCGCGTGCTCATGCCCGCAGGCGCCGCGATCGCGGCCTCGGGCGTTGTACTTCGGCCGGCTCATCGCGCACCCCCTGCGCGCAGCGCGGCGATGATCAAGGCCTGCAGCTCTTCCGGCGTGAGGAGGCGGCTCGCCTTGTTATCGCGCGCATCGAAGCCCAGCAGCTCAACCGAAACCCAGCCCGCCCGCTGATCGAACTCGGCGGCGGAGGCTGGGTCGAGGCCTTCCAGGGCCCAGAACATCGGGTCGCGCGGAATCGCGCGCTCCTCGCTGGCGCAGCCCGCACAAAGATGGAGCGGGCCCACGCACTCCGATGCGGGATTGGAACAAAGCTCGGCATCGCAGGTTCCAGAGGCGATCATGAGCCCTGCTCCTCGTAGAAGGGCGCTGCCGGGAAGTAAATCACCTCATCGCAGCCCAGCGAATCCGTGCGCATGCCGCGCACGGCCTCCTCGATCACCTCCTTGGAATCATCGGGCATATCCGTATGCAGGCAGGCGCCGATGAGCTGCGCCATGATATCGCCGAGCTTGCCCGAGAGCGCCGCGCACTTCGTGCCGTACATCGCTCGGCCGCTGTAAGCGAAAACCTCGCAGCCCGCATCCTCGAGCAGCTGAACCAGCGGGTGCCTATCCTCGTAATCCATCGCCATCCGAAACCATCCTTCCAGGGTGAGGCCCGATGCGGCGCCAACCGCCTCGGGCATGCATCCACTATCGCGTAGCGGCCCCATTGACGCAACGGGTAAAACGGCGCCCGCCGCCGAGGGCTGCAGGGCCCAGCGGCGGCGGGAATCGTGGCGCCCTGCGGCGGCTCAGGGCTTGGCGGCGGCAGGCTGGATGTCGTAGCTCTTCCCGCCGAAGTACAGCCGCACCTCGCTGGCGCGCTCATCTGCGAGGCGCTGGGCGCTGGCCACCGCCTCATCCATCGGCGTGCGATAGGCGCATCGCCTCACGGGCGCTCCATCGATCCAAAGCTCGTACGGGCAATCGAATTCATTCATCTGTTGGCTCCTTTTCATGAAAGCTCTTCGGCGATGAGCACCAGCTCGAGGGCGAGTTCTCTCACATCGCTATCGGCGTGCAGCTCGACGCTGGTGATGGTCGCCGGTGTGCGCTCGAGGCTCAGGCCGAGGCCCGCTGGGCAACCCTTGCTGATGCGCACCTCGAGGAAGATCACCCAGCGGGCATCCACGAACCAGGCCACCATCGCGGCCTGCGCGGCCTCGAGATGCCGCGTGAGCATCTCGAACTGGCGCTCGCGCAGGGCGCGCTGCTCGGCCAGCGTGCGCGCCTGCAGCGCATCGTGCGCGATGGCATGCTCGCGGCAGAGCCGCAGCTCCTCGCGGCGCTCGCCTGCTTCGTGCGTGCAATCGTCGAAATCGCAGGCGGCGCCCAGCCCGGCGTACATGCAATTCGGAGCATGCCCGGCGAGATAGCCGCAAACGCGGCAGAGATTCGAATTGGGCAGCTCCAGCGCCGGCGCCGGCCGGCGCGGCGCCGGGCCCTGCGTGGCGGCGGCATCGGCACAGGCCCGGCAGAAGCGCTCGGCTCCATGGCTGTACTCGGCATCGCCCGGGCAGAAGCTGCAGAGCAGCGCGACATCGCTATCGCGCGCGGCCTCCTCGGCGGCATGCGCCGAGCAGAAGCGCTGCGTGCCGCGCCGCTCCTCGGCATCCAGGGTGCAATCTTCGAAGTCGCAGAAAGTGCTAATGTGCCGGAGCATCGGGAACCATCCTTCTCGTTGTCAGGGCTCGGGCGGCGCCAACCGCGCCGAGCCGTTTCATCCACGTTGCCCCAGCGGCCCCATTGACGCAACGGGGCACCCGCTGCCAAGGTATGCCTGTGGATGCAGCGCGCAGCCGAGATGCCGAAGCGGCCTACTGCGAGGCCCGGGCGCGCTATTACATCGGCGAAGCCCGCACGCGCCTCATCTACGGCTACGAGCTGGAGGGCTGGCTGCAGGCCGAGCGCTCCGCCGCCTGCGAGGAGCTCCAAACCCGGCTCGCCGCGATCCGGGCGCTGATGCGGCATGTGCAGGGCGGCCTCGAGCTGGTGGTGAGCAAGCTCGAGGCGGCGGCGGCCGAGCAGGCGCCGCTCGCCATGCATGCCGCCGATGTGCCGGAGCTGGTGGAGCGCGCCCAGGCGGTATTCGCGCTCTGGCGCGGGCTGGCCTCGCAGGAGATGTATGGCGAGCTGCTGCGCGAGGGCATGGACCGCTGCGACTTCGATGTGCTCGAGGAAGCGATGGGCGGCCTGAATGAGGCGCTCAGGGCTTTCGATACTTGAGCCACAGGAAGATCGCCAGCGCGAGCAGGAGCACCAGCGCGACGAGCACGATGATGGTAATCGGCACCGCAGGCGCCGCGCGCGTGGCGGTGCCGGCGATCCAATCCTTCGCGCCTCGAGCTTTCGGCGCCGCCGACACCGCCTGCCCTACATTGTTGAATAGGCCCCAGGCGCCCTTCGGCTCCCAGGTGCCATGCAGCGTGTACATGCAGCAGGGCGCGTTCAGCTTTGTGGCGAAGCGATCGAGCATGTAGACGTACCCATCGTACGCCTGCGCATTCCGAGCCCAGGCATCGGCGCTCTGCAGATGATGCATCCCAGCCTCGTAGCAGCCCACCGCCGGGATGCTGTAGCTCGAGGCCTGGGATTTAGCCGTGGCGATGGGCTCGCCGGCGACCTTCGAATCGACCTCGGACTTCCAGCGCGCAAGCGTTTCACTGGCGCCATTGACGCCATTGCCGATGTAGGGCGCCAGCATCAGCGCGTCGATCCGCTGCTCGTGCGGATTCCATTGCTCGGAGCGATAGACATTCGCCAGCGCCTGCGTGGTGAGGTCGAGGTTGCCGCTCTCGCTGAAGACGCGAATGATGCGCGAGCCCATCGCGGCCTCGCCGAACACGCCCTGGTAGAGCTGAAAGATGGCCAGAGCCCGATACATCTCGTGCGCGATGCCCTTATACCAATCGTTCGAGCCCGGCAGCCCTCCAGCCTTGCCCGCATCGATCGCCTGTTGAAAAGCCGAAAAGCTGCCGTTCCAGACCTCGTTGCTCAGCTCAATATAGGCCTTCAGCTGCGGCGCGAGCTTCGCCTGGATGAGCTGCGCCTGCGCGCTGATGTACGCGTCATCGGCCAGGTAGGGGTGCGTGAACCAGCAATCGATCCCTGCGCGATTGCATAGATCGATCTGCCATTCCACCGCGAGGCCGGTGGTGCTCGCCGGCGAAGCGCCATCGATGTAAACCTCCTGGTTGCGCGGGTCGGTCGGCAGCTTGCGCTGCGACCAGCTGTGAATCTTGCTGAAGTTCGTGGCGGCCGTGTCCATGTGCCGGAAGACCACGAAGCCCTGCAGGTCGGCGAGGAATTGCGGGTTCCAAATATCCACGCCGCTGGCATAGGCCGTCGCCCAGTCGACGCTCGGTTTGAAGATCTGCGTGCCTGCCCAACTCGCGATGAACCACTCCTGCGTGCCGACCTCCATCTTGCCCGAGGGCGAAGGCGGCGGGCCGTCAGAGGCCACCATCGCGAAGCGCTCGCTCGGCCCATCATGCCAGCGGCCCGCCGAGTCCTGATGCGTCGCGTAGGCCTCCCATTGCCCGAGCGTATCGTTGGCCATGAAAGTCCGATTCGCGCCGAGCATCACCTGCTGGCCGGGCTCGACGGTAAGATTGGACAGAACCGGCGCCAGATCGGTGAATGGGCCGGCCTCATGCGAGGCCCCAGGCGCTCGAGCAGCGATGCGAATCTCGCGCACCGCAATGGCGCTCGCAGACGTATTGCTAAAGCCCACGGAGGCATTCAGCACCGAGCCGGCCTTCACGAAGCGCTTGTCGAGCTCCAGCGGCGCCGAGATGATCAGCCCGCCGGTCGCGCCGGCGCCACCGCGCCCGCCGGCGCCGCTGCGCCCGCCGATGCCAGCGCCGCCGCCGCTGCCGCCTCGCCCTCCGCTGCCGCCGCTGGGTTGAGGGCAAAGCAACACCGGCGTGCAGGGCGCGCTCTGCGCGGCGACAGGCTCAGCCAGCGCGACTAACAGCAAGACCATCAGGGCGGATCGCATCGGAGTCCTCCATCCTCGCGCTCATCGCGAGCCAGATCAGCCAATCGGCAAACGCCGGCGGCGTGCGGCGGCGCTGCTCAGCGCCGCAGACTTTGATCCCGGGCGGCACGGGCGTGGTCTTGCGCGTACCGAGCTGCCCTCGGCTGCCCGAGGCCCAGTGCGTCGGCTGCCCGCCCGTGCGCAGCGTCCGGAGGACCAGCTCGCGGCTGATGCCCACGCAGTAGAGCCAGGAGGCTTTCCGCGCGACATGTCCCCAGGCGCACTGGTCGAGCGCGACGGTGAAGCCCTCGCCGAAATCGAGCCCGCCCGGATAGGGCAGGCGGCATCGCCGCCAGAGCAGCGAGTGCTGCGGATGCTCGAGGATGCCGCCGCAGCGGCGGACCTGCTCGACCGCCCGAGGCGCGCAGTCATGCTCGCTGCCGCGGTACAGATGCCGCAGGCGACCCCAGGGCCCGCAGGGCGGATGAGCGACCACCGGCAGCGCGCCCTCATAGCGGCGCGCATCGCGCGCGAGGTCCCAGGCATCGACATCAGGGCGGCCGAAGTAGGGGCCGCAGCGATCGACGTACAGCGCTGCGACGCGGGCGCTCGCCACCCTCACTGCTACGCGAGCAGGCTGGCGCTTGTCAATTGGCCATCCTTCGCCATTGCGCGTCGCGCCGGGCCTCGGCGGCTGCGCGGCGCGGATGATGATCGGCCCACCAGCCTGCAGCCCAGAGGCCGCCGGCGATGAGCAAGAAAGCAAACAGCGCGTAGCCGAGGATCGTCTTCATGCTCCGCCGTCCTCCTCCTCGAGCAGCCAGGTCGCCACGATGCCGCCATCCGTGAAGCAGACCGCGCTCGCTGGGCCGCGCTGCACGCGCCCGCCCTGCTCGCGGCAGGCCGTCTCGAACTCCGCGCTGGCCGAGACGCAAGTGCAGATGCAGCCGCTGGCGGCGGCGGCGCAGACGAGGAGCAGCGCGAGGCGGACCATCGGCCTGCATTCTGACACCAGAACGCCCTTCAGGGCAGCCCGTAGTACGTGCGCACCCAGGCGTCGAGCGCGTTCTCCTCGCCCAGCGTGGGCTTCGATGCGCACATGATCATCAGGGCGATGCGGCATTCCATCGGGGATGCTCCCACGCTGCCGCCGAGCGACACGGAGGTGATGTTAGCTCCCAGCGTGCGCGCGCTGGCCAGCGACCACTCGCCTTCGTCGATGCGCAAGTAGATAAAGGCGCCATCAGACCACCAGCGATAGCGATGTGGCAGATTATCGGCAGCATCAGGCCCGTAGACCGTGTCGGGTCCGCCATGCTGCGCATAAGGCGTTTTGGCGGAAAGCGCGCCGAGGCGCTGATAGTAACTTGTGCCAACTCCAAATGACGCAATGATGCCTGCAGCCTGGCCAGCCGCCGTGCGGTTCACGCGCGCGACGACATAGGTCCAAGGATGCGTTCCGGCCGCCAGCAGCGTGCTCAGGCCAGTGCCGCGCCAGTACGCTCCGGCGCTTCCGGTCTGCGTGCTCCATGCGACGGGCCGGCCTCGGAAGTACGGAGGATCGGGCGCGACCGAGCCCTGGTATGGAGGATAAGACAGGAAGCCGAGGTTGCTGGCGCGCTTCTGCCCGATCCAGCCGACCATGTGGACGAGCTGCAGCTCCGAGAGCCACCACTCGACCGTCGATGCAGGCAACGGAATCAGCGGCGCGAGCGGCACGCCCGCGGTCATACATGCGACGCGGTACGCTGTGCGGGTCGCTCTCACTGCGAAGCCGTCACGGCCACGGATTGGCCTGGATCGGTCGTCACGAACCAGAGCTTGCTCAGGTCATCGATCTCGGCAACGGCCGGGTCGCCGGGCGCGAGCTGCAGCCCTGATACAAAGCTCGCGCTGCCATTGACGACCAGGGCGACGGGCGCGGTGTTGGTCGCTGCGGCCTTGATGAAGGCCGTCGTCTTCACCGGCGTGGCTACCGTTGTGAGTTGCTGCGGCGTCGTGCCGGTGAGCAGCAGGCGAAGCACGATCAGCGTATCGGGCATGACGATTCCCTTCGTGGATGGCGCGGCTGCTGCCGCGGTATCCCAAACATCGATCACGCAGACATCGCGCAGAGGCCGCGCGAGCGCGCCGGCGTAGCTCTGCGCCCGCAGGTCCGCCGAGCCCGCGAGCCAGGTCTCATACAGGCCATCGACCAGCGCATCCATGCCGCGCATCTTGAAAAGCAGCGCGCGCACATCGTAGTGGCACGCGCCAATGACCGAGGTGGCATCGCTCCAGTCCTCGGCGGCCGTGAAGCGCTTGGCTGCAGCGCTCGCGCGCCAGTCGTTGATCCCGAGCAGCGATGTGGCATCGCTCCAAGAGAGCGGCGCCTGAAGCCAGCGCGAGACCGCGACGGCGCGCCAATCGGCCGAGCTGACGTAGCCAGCCAGCGAGAGCGGCGCCTGGAACCAGCGCGGCACCGCGACGGCGCGCCAGTCAGCGGAGATGACGAAATCAGCCATCAGTTCAGCGGGCTCGTGAGCCCATCCCACGGCAGCCAGAGCGCACCGACGCAGATCCAATTCTTGTTGTCGAGGCAATCCTGAAAGGTCAAGCGCGCCGTGCATGTCCAGCGGGCGAGCGTACTAAAGCCCTTGAATCCGATGTTCGTGGTCGCGGGCAAGGGCCGCAGGTATGAGATGGGCAGCGCCTCATGCTTGCCATTGAACGGGTTCAAATTCAGCCCGAGCGATGAGGTGACATAACAGGTGGAGGCCGGCACCGTGCCTGTGCCCACCAGGCCGACAGAATAGGTGCCGGGCTGCACGCCGACGAAGGTCGCCGCCGCCGCATCCATGTGCGCAAAGATGCCTTGCTGCGCAGTGCCGGGCGCTGGCCAGGTGGTCGCGTTTGCGAAGCCGAAGCCGCCATTCAGGAACGCAGCGGTGGTGCCGATATGCCAGACGACCGGATCGATGTCCTCCGGGACCGAGGTGACGGGGTCCATCATCACGCCGCATTGAATCGCGCCGCCCAGGACGTTGCTTCCCATCCAGAAGCCATACGGCGCGGCGCTCTTCGCTCCGCCCTGAAAGCGGCAGCCCGCGGTCGCCGTACCCGTGCCGAAAAAGGCGCTGAGCGTCGGCGTCGCATCCGTGCCTGCGCCCCAGATCACGCGCTCGTCCGTGGCGCTCGGCACGACAGTCGCGCTCGGCGTGCCGCCGATGAACTTCCCCACGCGGCTGCACTTCCAACGCAGGCCGGCGGCTGCATTGTGCTGCAGGCAGATCTCGCGAGCATCCGCAGGATCGGCGAGCCGGCACCAGGCCCGGTTGTTGTTCCATTGCGTCGCGCCCGCGCCGGAGCCGGTGAAGACCTTCCCCGTCGCGTTGTAGGCCGCGAGCCCATCGCCGCTGGCCTTGTAGACCCAGCCTGCTGCGACGAGCATCTCGACGGTCGCGGACATGGCGGCGCCGTAGCCGTTCGGAGTTGCATTGATGATGAACGCGTCAGGCATCTGTGAGCTCCAGAGCTACGCTGCGGCATGCGACGCGCAGCGACGCATTGCCGCCGACGCGGCGCAGCCGCACGCTGTACAGTGTCTCGGCGCTCGGCAGCACGAGCGCCGCCGAGCAGAGTGTGGTTGCGGTTTTATCGGTCGAGAGCGTCGCGACTTCGGCTCCATCGGCCAGGTCGACCAGCTGAAGCTCGGCCAGCTGCCCGAAGGCAGCCACGTCCAGCTCAGCGACGAGCTGCAGGCTGCGGCCCGCCAAGTCTGTTGGATCAAAGCGCTGCACGCCGATTTCCTCGTAGTCGGTGCTCGAGACGCTGGTGGTGCGCAGCGTGAAGGGGAAGCGCATCGCGCCCAGCTCGGCCTCGAGCGCAGTCAGATCGGTATCGATCGCAATCACATCGGCCTGGACATCCTCGAGCGCGCCCTGCAGGGCAAGCGCCACGCGAAACTGATCGCCCTCGGCATCCATCTCGAGGCTGGCATCCGAGAAGGCATCGGCCAGCTCGATCACGCCGGCGGTCCGCGGCGCCGGCGCCGCGCGAGGCACCAGCTGGACGGAGCGCGCGACCAGCGGCGGCGCCGCTGATGGCGGCGTGATGACCAGATAATCGCCCTCGAGCATCAGCGGCACGCCCTGGATCACCAGCAGGCCAGCGGGCAGCTCGGCCTCCGAGGGCGGCGGCGGATTGTAGGAGCCATCGCCCACGGCCGACCAGACGCCGGCGTCGAAGCCGCGCGCCGAGCCCAGCACTGGAGCATCGCCGGGCGCGAAGTGAAAGCTGGTAGCCGAGAGCGGCCAAGTCGCCTGGAAGAGCACGCCGGCGGCCTTCGCCTGATGCAGCATGTAGGCAATCTGATAGCCCAGCGTGAGCGTGAAGCTGCCCGAGAAGCGCATCAGGAAGGCGGCCGGGAAGTACTCCTCCAGCCGCACCGTATCGGTCTCGGCGATGAGCGTGCGCGCGATCGCCAGCATCTCCGTGGTCGTGCCGCTCGAGCGAAGCACCATCGTGCGAGCGGAGATCCAGAGCCGATAGGATTCATCATCGCGGCCCTCGCGAGGCTGCCCCACGATGGCGCCGAGCACGTCCAGCTGATCGCCCTCGGCGCTCGCCAGCGAACGCTCGACCAGCAGCTGCCAAAGCGCATCCTCGGCCTGCTGCAGTTCGCCGAGCCAGGATGCCAGCAGCGCCTTGTTGCGCGGCTTCGCATAGCGATCGATGAGCCGCGCCACGCCGCGCGCCGAGTGCTCCGGATCATGGGTCAGGCCAGTCATGGAATCGGCACGATTGAAATGCGGGTGGTGTCGAGCACGCCCGTTTCGAAGGAAGAAATCGCGAGCGCCGGCACGCCCGTGGCGTAGTCGGCGGAGGCCAGCGAGACGCGGGCTTCGGCATTGAGCACGCCGCGCTGCTGGAGCGCGACCGTCACGAAGCGCCCGGCGTAGACATCGACGCCCACGTCCAGATAGCCGGAGGTGTTGGGCGTCTCGGCGCTCGCGATGACGGCAGCCTTCACCACGTCATCGCCCACATAAGTGCTCGCATCGACGGTGAGCCGGAGCGCCACGTAGATCGGAACCTCGGCCGCGCGCCGAAAGCCCACGTCATGCGGCATGCCTTCGGTATCGAGGACCTCCTGCACGACATCGCCGAAGGGCTCGATCCCGGCGGGCTTGTTCGCCCAGATATTCTCGGCGATGGCCTGATCATCATCCGCGCCCGTCTCGGAGCGCACCACTGCGCAAAAGGACTTCGGCGGCAGGCCCTCGGCCGAGGGCGTCATCGCGGTGTTTTCGATGACATTCGCCGCGATCACCGTCTCGAGCTGCAGCAGATTCGCGCGCAGCCCATCGACCGTGCCGCCGCCCTGGGCGAACAATTCATCCTCGCGCCGATTGCGATAGGCGGCATCCGATTCGATGTTCGCGCCCAGCTCGGCGTCCTCGGGATTGTTCACCGAGACCCAGCCCGCCGGCAGCGTCTCGCGCACCGTGAGCGTGTTGGCATTCGCGACCGTGGGGCCCGTCTCGAGCGCCTCGAATAGCGCCTGCAGCGTGGCTGTGCTGGCGCCCAGATTGATCAGCGGCTCCGTATTCGCAAAGCGCGCGCTGGGATTGCCATCGACCGAGGCGATGGCCTCGCCTGCAGCAATGCTGGTCGCAGCGAGCAGCTCCACGTCGCAGATCACCGCGCTGGGCGATGCATCCTCGCGCGCCGTGCCGGTGAGGGCATACAGGGCGTCCTGCGCGGCGCCGGCGGCCTTCGCCGGGTCCTGCGAATCATTGACCGCCTCGGCCAGCTCCCAGACCGAGGCCAGCTCGGAGGCGACGATATTGTTCAGCTGACCCAGCAGCCCGAAGCTCGTGGTGTCGATGGCCGGATCGATGGTATCGCGCTGCTTCTGGACCATGCCCGCCTCGATTTCCTCGAGCGTCTTCGCCACGAAGCCATCCGGCGTGAGTCCCCAGGCCATCACAAGCCTCCAATCGCGGTGCTGAGCGTCCCGGGCTCGCCCGAGTCGAAGATCACCTCCGCCGTCACAGTCAGCTCGCGACGGCCGCCATGGAAGGCGAAGCGCAGATCAGAGACCTCGCGCACGCCCGGCGTCTCGCGCGAGGCCTGGGCAAAGATGGCGCGCAGCACCGTGTTGGAGGGCCGCTTGTCGAGGATCAGGTTCTGATAGTCGATGCCGAGCAGCTGATCGCGAAAGCATTCGCCGAGGAAGAGCGTGAGATGCGTCTCCCAGGCCTGCCGCGTCGCCGCAGCGCCACGCACGAGCTGCGCGCGGCCCTCGATCAGCAGCAGGTCACCATCCGCATCTACGGCCAGGTCTGACATCGCTTCATCCCAGGTTGCGAGGGCCCACGTTGACGAACTGATTCATGGCGATCCGGCCCACCAGGTCGTCCGCATGCGCGCGCTTGTAGATCACCGAGTATTCCCAGCTGGCCGTCTCGGCGATGTGCCCATTGCAGTTGAGCGTGAGCGTCTGGAATCCGATGCCGCTGACGCTATTCTTCTCGGCGACGGGCTCCTGCGTGGGGAAGGCCAGCGGTGGTCCACCCCCGACAACGACGCCCTTGTTGCGGCGCACGAGCGCGGCATAGGAAAGCGCCGCCGAGGCCTGATACGTGAGCACGTAAATGTCCGAGAGCACCGTCAAGTCCGGCACCTTCAGCGGCCAGGACGCGCCGTTGGAGCCGACTTTGTAGCTGCCATCGGTCTGCATGAAGGTCTCGCCGCTCGAGCAGGACAGGGGAATCGTCCAATCGGTCGAGGTGTGCGCCGGCACATAGGCAAAGTCAGAATGCGCTCCGATGTTGCCGCCGGCGATGAAGTCGCCGCCCGCATCCAGCGGCCAATCGGTCCAGGGCGACGCGCCCGCGGGAACATGACTCACAATCCATTGGCCGGAGCGACCCACCATGGCCGTGCTCACATAGGCGGGATCGATCTGGCGCCACTTCTGCGTGGGCACATGCCAGCGAGCGTTGTTGACCAGTGCCGCGCCGTAGGGACTTTGCCCCACGAAGATGCCCGCCCAGGCGAGCCCTTGCGTGGGCATGGCCAGCCCGACCTTCCAGCGATTCGAACCCGGCGCTGCAGGCACCGCAGACAGGTCGGTCGGATCGTCGCCCGGCTTCGCGGTGGTGGTGAGGAGCGGATCATCGGCCCAATTCGACTCGGTATTGATGACCTGCGACTTGAGGAAGGTGTTGTGGGCGTTCTTGAGCGCCGCCTGCGCGTCGATGGCCTGCGCCGCATCCATCTCGCCTTCGAGCGTGGTGACGCGGCCGGTGAGGCCGCTGATCAAGCTCTCGAGCCAGCGCGTCCAATCGCCCACGAGCCGCTGCCACCAATTGAACCAGCTCGAGGGCGGCTCCTCGCCTGCAACCCAGCCCGTCGCAACCTTGCCTGCAGGCGGCTCGACCACATTCGTGCCGTCCGTCGCCCAATCTGGATGTTTCGTAGGTGCAGGCATCAGGTTGCTTTCGTTTTGGTTGCCGCCACCGAGCCGGCCGGGCCGAGCGGCGTGGTCTGGGCCGAGGCCGTGCCGCCGCCGCCGCCCACCACCACATGCTGGTGAGCATTCATCGCGGTCCAGAGCCTGCTCAGCTCGGTCGCCACCAGATTGGCGAGCGCCACAAACTGCGTGCCCTCGGCCCAGACCACCTCGCCCGCTGGCGTGAAGCGCATCAGGATCGTGCCATTCTCGAGCCCGATCACCATATCGGAGCCCGAGACGCCCTCGAGGAGCGCGGCGCGAGGCCTCGGCCCGCAGGGCAGCGCGATAGCGCCCTGCAGCGAATGCATCGCGAGGTCGCCCGGGACCACCGGGCTGCGCGCGCCCGGGCGCGCCTGCTCGATCCAGAAATCCAGCGAGCGCTCGGCGAAGAGCAGCAGCACGGCATCGCCTGGGCGCAGCGGCACTGACAAGAAAAACCCGCCGCCCTGGACATAGGCGACCGGGACCATCTGGAGCAGCGGCAGCGCTTCATTGAGCGGCTCGCCATCCTGATCCACCACGGCCCGCTGGAGCATCGGCAGGACGTCCACGAACTGGCGCTTGCTGGCGGCATCGGAGCGCACCGCCACGACCTCGCCGGGCATGCAGGTATGCAGCTCGCCGAGCGTTTTCTGGATCGAGGCCTCCTCGATGTCGAGCTGGGAAGGAATGACGGTCACGTGCTCGCCTTCCGCTTCTCGCTCCGCAGCTGCATATCGCAGAACCATTCCTCGCTGAAGGTCGAGCCGGTGTGCTTGGTGGTCTCGAGCCGGTACATGCCGCGCACGTGCTCGCTCTGCATCTCGACGCGCCGGCCCGGGTACAGATCCGGCAGGATCAAGCAGCGCGCCTCGACGATTCCCTTGTTGCCGGGCTCCGGCGAGCCCAGCAGGCCGGTGTCGCTGGTCAGCTTCACCGCCAGCTCGGCCAGCGGCGCGCCATAATCGAGGAACTGCAGCTCGTCATCCTGGATCGACCACTCGAGGCCGCAGCTGCGGGCAAGCCGATCGAGCTCCTCGTCGATGGCTCCGGCCATGGCATAGCCGTTCCAGAATTTCTCCGCCTGCGTCCCGGCGATGCGCGCCGAGACGGTCCGCGCGGCCGTATTGCCGAGCCGCACGCCCATCGCCTTCGCTGCGGTCTGCAGGACGCTCGAGACGCTGGAGCCCGGCGCGAAGGAGCGCACCAGCCGCTGCTTGCGCGCGCGCCGGCTCGAGTCGCTGGTGATGGTCGTGACCCAGTCCGGGCCCTGCTTGCCCGAGACCACGTCCCGGAGATCGCCGCGGAATAGCAGCGAGATGCCGCTCTCGTAGCCGGCTTCGAGCGAGACATAGACCTTCTCGAGTTCCTGCAGCTGCTTGCGATGCGCGGCGCTCAGATTCCAGATCTGCAGCTCGGCTGCATTCGGCGTCTTCGGCGCGAGCGACTTGCTGATTTCGAAGCGCACGTCGAAGCCCTCGAGCCCGAGGCTATCGACCTGCACGCGGCATCGGCGGCCGAAGAGCGTCATAGTGCCGGCGCCTCGGCATAGAAGAGCACCCAGCGGTCGCCGAAGCCCTCGAGCGTCGCCGGCTCGGCCGGCCCCACCAGATCCAGCAGCACCAGCTCGCCCGGCGGGCGCGAGGGCGTCACCCGCCGGTAGAGCAGCGGCCAGGCAGTCACCAGCGTGACCGAGAGCGCCACCGGCTCGTCGTCGAGCGTCCGCAGGTCCATATGCCAGAGCCGCGAGCGCTCTGACCAGCGGAAGCGCATTGAATAGGTGATCCCGTCGAGGTCGGATTGCTGCGTGACCAGCGGGTACGGCACGGTGTTGATTCGCTGGAGCGCCATCAGGCACCTCGCCACCAATCCGCGATGCCGCCCTTCAGCGCATGCACGAAGCTGCGCTCGGCCTGCTCCTGCGCGCCCGGCGAAAGCGAGTCCGCCGGCGTCTCGGTGGTCGCCTGCTTGCCGCGCGATTGCCCGGGCTTGCCGCGCTGCTCGACGGGCTTCGGCACGCGCACGGTCTGGGCGCTCACGATGCGCAGGACCTTGCAGGTGGCGGTGAAGTGCAGCGCATCGCGCCCGATATCGCTCGAGCGCTCGAAGCTGAGGTCGCTGAGTGCCACCACCTCGTAGATATCGAGCCCGGTGACGAGCTTCACCGTGAGCGGGCGCGAGGCGACCTCGACCAGGGCTTGGTAGACCGCACCGACGCGATCGAACTCGGCGCTGAAGCCGAGCGCATTGACCGCATAGAAAGTCCGGCCCTCGCGATCTTCATTGTACAGCTCGGCCGCGAAGCGCCGGCGCGGCAGGCTGAGCCCGAGCACGCCCGCGATGGCCTGCCCTTGCCCGCCGCCCGGGATGAAGCCCAGATCGCCGGGCTCGCCCTGGATTTCATGCGACATCGGCGGGATGCGCTGGGCTGGGGTCGTCGCCACGTCGATGAAGCCCGCGTCATCGCTCGCCATCACGCCGCCTGCATGCGAGAGCGGCAGCTCGATCGGGTGATTCGTTACGATGCCCTCGATCTGGATGCTGCGAGGCTGCGGGCGAATGTGGTCGGTGATATTGACGCCATCCTCGACGGGATGCTCGGTCACCTGGGCGCTCAGCTGGTGCGTCTCGCTGAGCGAGACGTCGATCCAGATGGTGCCTATCGTAAGGTTCGCCGCCATCAGCTGCGCCCTCGCCCACCGAGGGCCGCCGCCGTCTTCTTGCGCTGGGCCTCGAGGCGCTCATCGACGACGCGCTTGACCTTGTCGGTATCGCCACCGTTGATGATGATCGTGGGCCCGGCCACATTCACAATGGGCGCTGGGCCCTCGGCAGCAGCGCCGCCGCCGCCAGCTGCAGGCGCGCTCACCATCGGGCCGGCGGCATAGGGAATCGTCGCCGGCCCAGCATCCGCAGGCACGGCCGACCATTGGCTCGGCCCATACTTGCGCTCGCGCTCGCGCTCGGCGCGCCGCTTGTTGCGAGCTTCCACGCCGGCGGCAATCAACCCGGCCTGGTCGCGCTGCCGCAGCGCCAGCTCCTCGCCGATGGTCTCGGCAATGGGCGCATCGATGCCTCGGCGCGTCGCGCGGCCCTCGGCGTCTTCCTGGCCGAGCAAGCCCGTAGCCCGGCCCGCCGCTTTGGCGCCCATCCAGAGCAAGCCCGGAGGCGTGTACTTGAGCAGCGAGAGCATCTTCTCGATCAGCCGCTGCACGGCGAAGGCCGCGTTGTCCGCGCCATCCGCGAAGGTCTGCCAGATGCCCTGCGCGTCGAGCTTGCCCAGCGCCTCCATCAGCGGCCCGAATGTCGCCTTGATCCAATCCACCACCTTGGCGGTGGTGCCCTCGCCGAACATCCCATCGATGAGGTCGCGCGTGACCGACTCGCCGCCCGAGAGCGTCGTCCAGAGGTCATCGATGAGCAGGATCAGCGCCGCGACGGCGATGGCGGGCAGCACGAAAGCGCCGTAGAACTGCAGCGCGAGGATGCCCGCCACGGCCGCGAGCGTGTACATGGCCGTCTCGAGCAGATGCGAGCCCTTCGCGGCCTTCCGGAACCACTTCATGCCATCGCGCAGGTAGCCGATGAGCTTCTCGATCTTCGGCAGCACCGTCTTGGCCATATCGGTGCCGATGTCCTTCAGCGTCTCCTTGATGGCCTTCGAGGAGTTGGCGAAGCCCTCGCGCGTCCGGATGGCATCGCCCTCGACGCGCTCGGTGCGCTTGAGGATCGCCTCATAGCGCAGCTCCGTTTTCTCGGCCGCGCTCATCTGCGTGACCTTTTTCTTGATGCCCTTCGAAGCAGCGATCTCCTGCAGCGTGGTGTCATTCAGCACCACGCCGTAGCGCTTGAGCGATTCGTACTCGCCGGTGAGGCCCGAGCGCAGCGCGCGCATCGCGTCTTCATCGCTCGTGTTGAAAAAGGAGCCCAGATCGACGCTCAGGGCGGCGAGCGATTGCGCCATCGCCTGCGCTTGCTCATCGGATTTCGCGATGGGCTGGATCACCGCGCCGAGCGTCGATGCGTACTGCTGGAGGCTGTACTTCGAGCGACCCATCGCCTCGCCCATCGTCTCCGACCAGGCGGTGACCTCCGCCAAGCCCTGATCGCCGAAGAGCTGCTTGATCACGTTCTGGGTTTCATCGGCCGAGGAGGCCAGCTCGACGTACTCCTTCAGCAGATTCGAGAGGCCGGCCTGGGCCGCGAAGCGCTGCATCATCCCCAGGGCCTGCCCGAGCATCGCCGAGCCTCGAGCCGCCTCGGCCGCAGCCTTGCCCTGATCCCGCATCTGCTGGCTGGCCTGCTGCCCGCTCTTCTGCTGCTGGAGCAGCTTGCCCTGCAGCGAATCATAGGCCTTCTGGGCCTTCTGATAGCTGGCCTGATCGACGGTGAAGCCGAGGAGGGTGAGGAGCTCACGGACTATCATCGCCGCGCTCCAGGCTGCTGCTTCGCTGCTTTGCGCTCGAGGTCGTCATACATGTCCAGCACGTCGTGTGCCTCGTACAGGTCGTCGAGCGACCAAAGCGTTTGAATGGTTATGAGGTTGTCGGCATAGCGCTCGCTGGCTGCGATGCGGTGGATGTCCCAGTCGACGGAGGCTGGGGCTGCCACTTCGACAAAAGCTCCATGAGTCTGGGCAGGGCGCCGCCCAGACTCGAGGCGCCGAAAAAACTCGAGAAGTTCACCTCGCAGCAGGCGCGCAGCCAGCTGAGCATCTCATCGTAGCGGCCGGCGAAGTGATCATCGAAGATGTCCGAGAGCCGCTGCTCGATATCGCGCGACTTCACCACGACCGAGTACTCGGCAAACTGGTCGCAGATGGCAGCGAGATCCTCCTCGCTCAAGCGCGTGCAGAGGTCATGGACGGCTTCAGCGATGCCGATGCCCATAGCGGCGTCGAATCCGGCCCGGCCTCGGCCAAGCCCGCCCACGAAAGCGCCGGCGCCGGGACCAAACAGGCGGACGAAGCGGACCAGCATGGCGCGACCGCGCTTGGCCGGCAGCTGCGTGATGCGGTAGGT